AACAAGTTGAACCATTCATCGATCGATCATATCAAGAACTGGCAGACTACACCAATGCCTATGCACAGAAGATGTTTATGAAGCGAGAGAATATCGCCGATAAAGCCATCTGGACTGCCAAGAAGAGATACATCATGCATGTATGGGATTCGGAAGGTGTACGTTACAAAGAACCTGAACTAAAGATGATGGGTATCGAAGCTATTCGTTCGAGTACTCCGGCCGTATGTCGTGACTATATTAAACAGACACTTAAACTACTGATGACCACTGACGAAGAGACAGTGCAGAAATACATTGCCAAGATTCGCGAAGAGTTTCGTACATTGTCATTCGAAGAAGTGGCCTTCCCTCGTAGTTGTAACTTTATCAAGTGGGAACGTAACTCTCAAGGTAAAGCGTATCCATCGACGTATGCAGATGACAAGATCATATACAAGAAAGCTACACCGATTCAGGTCAAAGGTGCTCTACTGTACAACTGGTATTTAGATAAATATAACTTGAAGAAACGATACGAAGAGATTAAGTCTGGCGAGAAAATTAAGTTCAGCTATCTCAAGAAACCAAACCCGATACACGACTCGGTGATATCGTGTCCTGATGTACTACCACGAGAATTCAATCTCAACGAGTACATTGATTACGACACACAGTTCGTGAAAGGCTATCTCGATCCGATAGAAATCATACTTCATGCTATCGGATGGAAGTCGGAAAAAGTATCAACACTCGAGGATTTTTTCTCATGACAGATAAACCAGCTGTAGACCTACAAAATTTTGATTTTGGTTTTAGTTTAGTAGATGCTGACGAATTAGACGTCGTACAACAACTTAAGACTGAAAGTACTACCATCGCATCCACAGCAGAGGAGTGGGAAGCAATGGCTGAACAATGGAGAGTAAAGGCTCAGACCATTTACGCTTCAGTCATACCTCTGCTCGACAACTTATCACAATCTCCTGAGAAAGAATATATTTTGTGGCCAGGTGAAGATAGAGTAAATAAGATTAACGCTTTCAAACTCAGGCTCAACCAAATTCTGGAGGATTAAATGCAACCTTCCTATCCTTTGAGCATAATGGCTCTTTTGATGGGAGTAATGTTGTCAGCAGTTGCTGGCTATTTTTCAGTGATAGGACTTGCCACAATCTTTGCCGGTGCATTCTGGTCAGTGATTGTCATGGCATCCGCTTTAGAACTCTCAAAACTCGTAGCAGCAGCATGGATATATCGATGCTGGTCAATTGCACCATACCTCATGCGATTTTACATGGTCACTGCGGTAGTGGTGCTCGTGTTCATCACTTCAATGGGTATCTTTGGATATCTATCGAAGGCTCACTTAGAGCAGACAATAAATCAAGGTGGAAATAATGAATTACTTATCAGTGGCCTCGAGAGAAAGATTGAAAGACAGCAATCGATCATCGATGACTCCGAAACGGTCTTGGCGCAACTCGACTCTGCGGTTGAAATACTGCAAGACTATGACCGAATTAGAGGACCTGATGGAGCAATTGCGGTTCGGAAGGCGCAAGCAGAGGAAAGGACAGAACTCAACAGAACAATCGGATTGGCGTATGATCAGATTGCAGGATTCCAAGAACAACTTCTGCCCCTGCAGAAACAAACTCTTGAACTTGAAGCAGAAATTGGTCCACTCAAATATATTGCGGAGTTAATTTACGGTGAGGATAGAGCACGAGATTATTTTGATGTCGCTGTACGTTGGATTATTATTTTACTTATTTCCGTATTTGATCCAATGGCTGTCTGCCTCATATTAGCTGGCAACACTGGTATAAATATTTTACGACCTCAGAAAGAAGTTAAATATATGACAGGTGATGAGGTCATGCGAAAAGTAAACCGTGACGGACACAATAGGGATGGATAATGCCAAAAGCTTTGTTAATTATATCTGGACTTGCAGTAAAAAGTGAAAAATCTGATTATCAAAAAGGTTTTCGAAATATCACCGAAAACATAATTCGTTATAATCATGCATTTGATTTTGAAACAAGATTTTGTTTAGAAAATGATGTTGTTACTGGTAGCATAAATCCACAGAAACAAAACTCCGAACACGACTTTGAAAAGATAAAAGATTTTTACGAAGGCGCTACACTTAATTCAATTTATAATATGAAATCTATTAATGTATGTAGTTATAAAAACTTTCCTCAAAGATATATAGCAACACATCAGATGCCATATCAAAGGCTCAAAATTTTAAATGAAGAGATTGACTTCGAGGCCTTTGATACAATTGTATATGTAAGACCTGATGTACATATTACTGGTCCAGTTCATTTACACGATCATAAACATAATAATTTTACCATTTATCATAGCTATGGTGGCGGAGGACCTTTTCATGGTGCGGATTATGATTATATGTGGATTGGCGGTCCAAAACCTTTTAAAAAGTTTTTAGATTTATGGGTAAGTAATCCGCTTATGTCGGACGATGACTCAAAATATATGAAGTATATGGATAAAGAAACAGTAGAAAGACTTCATGAACAATATGGTTTAAAACCTTTACTTTATCATTATCCCGAATTGTTTGATCAAGAACTGACAGGCGAACTAAAAGAATTTATTAAAGTTGAAATTCATTGTTTAAATTGTGTCTTAGAACTCGAAAAAAATGATATGAATTTTGCTTTAAGTTTCCAAAAATTTGGTGAGCTCGCTTTATTAGATAGTGCACCCAATACACCAGAAGAATTGATGCAAATTTATGACCATCATAAATTGGATATAGAACCTTTACGACGGGATCCAACATGGTAATTATTGCCCATAGAGGAAATACTACCGGTCCTAATTCAGAAACAGAAAATTTACCATCGCATATTGATAGAATATATCATCAATATGGATTTCATAGTGAAATTGATTTATGGAGAGTATATGATAAGGCTACTGGTCCTTCGTTATTTTTAGGACACGATTATCCACAACATCAAGTTGACAGTGATTGGTTACGAATGAGAAGCAACATACTTTGGATTCATTGTAAAAATATTGAAGCACTAGCAATGTTTCAAAATCATCCATATGGTAAAGACTTTAATTATTTTTGGCACGAAGAAGATGCTTATACACTCACATCGAAAGGATGGATATGGGCATATCCTGGCAAAAAAGTACCTGATAACGGTCCATTTAAATCAATTGCAGTCATGCCTGAAGTGACTGGAATGTCACATAAAGATTTGATTTGCTTTAACGGTGTGTGCACAGACTATGGTGTTAATTATCTATGATCAAACTTATATTATTTGATTTAGATGGCGTGCTCATCGATGCGAAAGATATTCATTATCGAGCCTTGAATCAAGCGCTTGGTAAGTACTACAATATCTCGCATGATGAGCACCTCAATATATATGATGGTCATAAAACACGTAAAAAACTTCAGATGCTATCTGAAGCAAAAGGTTTGCCACTTGAACTGCATGATGAAATCTATAATAGAAAACAAGCTATCACACAGCGTGAGATATGTAAATTAAAACCAAGTAACGCTATTGTTAAATTATTTCGGCAGCTGATAGACGATGATTATAAAATTGGAGTATGCTCAAATAGTATTCGTCAAACCGTATTAACAGCTCTCGCTAAATCACAACTCATTGAGTTTTGTTCGGTTATTATATCAAATGAAGATGTAAAAAATAGTAAGCCTCATCCTGAAATGTATTGGAAAGCCATGTCAATTATGGGTGTGCTGCCCGAAGAGACAATCATTGTGGAGGATTCGCCACCCGGGATATTAGCAGCAGAGAGATCACGCGCTAAATACATTCGAGTGACTTCTCCAATTGAAGTAAATATAAGTAATATATTACCTCAAATTACTGGTGAACCGATAGTATATAAATGGAAAAATAAAAATATGAATGTATTGATACCTATGGCCGGTGCTGGATCTAGATTCGCAGAAGCCGGCTACACATTTCCAAAGCCTCTAATTGATGTCAATGGTCAACCAATGATCGAGCTTGTTGTTGATAACATTGGTATCGAAGCTAATTACATTTTTGTCGTACAGCGCGAGCATCGCGATCTATATAATCTCGATACGATGCTTGGTCTAATTGCACCGGGCTGTAAGATTGTTGAAGTGGATGGTATTACTGAAGGAGCCGCCTGTACAGCTTTACTTGCGAAAGAATATATTGATAACGACGAACCTCTCTTCATTGCAAACAGCGATCAATATGTAGAATGGGATCCGATTGAGTTTATGTATTCGATGCAAGAACGTCAGTTAGATGGAGGTATGGTTTGTTTTAAATCGCGCCATCCTAAATGGTCATATGCTTCGGTTGATCTGAGATCTAATCTTGTGACAGCTGTTGCAGAAAAAGATCCGATCAGTGACTGTGCAACTGTTGGTTTCTATTATTGGAAAAAAGGATCTGACTTCGTTAAATACACTCTCGAAATGATTGACGAAGATGAACGAGTAAACGGAGAATTTTATATTTGTCCAGTTTTTAATCAAGCTATCGCTGATGCAAAGAAAATCGGTGTGACAACAACACAAAAGATGTGGGGTCTTGGTACTCCTGAAGATCTCGAATATTACTTAGAACACAAGGAGCAAAAATGAAAGTCTTAGTTTTATTTTCAGGTGAAACTAGGTGTGTCTCTCAGGCAAAATTAGATAACATTAGTGCAATGTTTAATGGATACGATATAAAATATACCACGTGGGATGACGATCCTATGGCAAATGCGCCGTGGATGCATGCCACATATCCACAACCAAAAGTAGGATATAATTGTGAAAAGCATATTATTGAGGAATGTTTAACATCTCTACGTGAATTTGGAGGAACATATCCATCTAAAATAAGTGAGTTTGAAGAAAAAAGAGGTGCACTCCATTTTTTACTTACCGGTGGTCGAGTCAGAGGTAGGAATAGATTTAAACAAGTTTTAGCTCATATTGCCGCATATAATGAATTTGCTCTTGGACAAGATTATGATATGGTTATTCGAGTACGATATGATTTAATCGCAGACGAATCAAAATATAATGCCATTCATATAGATCCGATGTCAACTGAAACTATGTCGTTTCATGATCTTGTAACAAAATGTTATAATGAACACGCCCATTGCGGATTAGGATATTATTTTGATGTTCCAAACTGGATTCGAATTGCCACACAGGTTGATTACAATCCTGAAATTCATCCACCAGCAGATAAAGTAGCTCTCATTAAAATAGATTATTCTGATCACAAAAGCTATGCATGGGGTTTAGGTGATCTTATTATTATTCATCCAAATAATTATTTAAGAGTTGATTTTGTAAATGAAAGAATAGCAGCAAAAACTCAGTCAGGCGGTGAAGGCGGTTGGGGTCCATTGTTGGCTCAACCAACAGGTAATCAATATCATTATAGTGTTTTTAATAGTATAGATCTTCATCACGAACCTGAATATATTGAACAATTAATCAATGTTCACAACAATAATTATACAAAATTTTGTACTAAACATGGAATCGTAGACGACAGATAATATGAAAACAGCTGTAATATTCTCGGGACTAGTCCGAGGTGACTATGAAACGGCCATTAAAAATTTTAAAAGGTGTTTCGATCCTGACACAACTGATTTTTTCTTTGTGACTTGGGATTTTCCAAAGAAAAGTAAAAAATGGCAAAAAGAAAGTACACGTGAATATTATCCATTTATTAATAGATATTATAAGCAACCGAAAATATCGTACTTTCCAAACAAGGCGGTATGGACAAAATACGCACGTGTTTGGAGAATTCTAAAAGAAAATGATTTCGATGTCAAGGGAACTTTACCGCCGGGGGTAATTAGAAATAGACCAGATGATGTTGTTATAGAAGAAATGAGAGGTGGACTGAATAATCGTGTTGTTCAAAAAAACCAAACTAAACAGCACTTAATTCATGCATATGCAGTTAGAGATCTTATCGATAAATCAAAATATGATGTTATAGTTAGGGTACGCTATGATATCGTTGTAAATCGTAATCTTAAATATATGATGCCATTTTATCTTAAGACTTGTTTCGATACAAAAACTCCTATAGGATTTCACACATATAATAATGATAGTGTTTATGGATTTTTAAGTGGCACACCTGATTTAAAATTTAGATTATCATCAGATATGCATGATTTTGTAATTATACATAGAGCTGATATGTTTGATCCTGAACATGTTATCTATAGAAACGAAAATCATAATTTAGAAATTGCCGAAGGTGGTTGGTGGCAAATTATATGTGATCCATACGGTGTTCAACCATATATTGTAAATAACATGATAAGATTAACAGCTCAAGGTTTAGATGAAAAAATCTATCTTGAAAAAGAACGAGCTAAACCATCATGGACATATGAGTCAATACATGGATGTAAAGAAAATATGAGAATGATGTATGGATCGATCGCAGATAAAGTAAGGGAAGGCGAAAATAACAAACCAACCGCACATGGAAAAATGGTACGATCATGAAATTTAAAGTACTTAAAAATCAAAAATGGTTATTTTGGGCCGGAGGTATGGTAATATATCCATACGTTATTTTTAACATGCGACAACCTGGTCGTCGTATCTTCAAACACGAATTAGAACATTGTTATCAGATACAAAGTATGGGTGTGTGGGGATTCTATTCTTCATACATTCTTAAATTCTTTCGATATGGATATCGCAAACATCCATATGAAATAGAAGCATACGAATACCAGCGTGAGCCATTGACAGAAATTGAAGAGAGGTGGTATAAGACAGGTCTTATTGATCTCGATAATCAATGGCTCCCATAGCATTTACTTTTCCAACGTTTTAGTGTAGAATATATTAAATATCAACCTGCGTGGAGAATACTATACATGAGCGTACTCGCTAAACTAAAGAAGAACTCAACAATCAAAGATACGTCAATCCTGACTGAATCCAAGTTCTTCACACAAAAAGACATGATCCCTACCGCCATCCCCGTTATCAATGTAGCATTGAGTGGTAGATTGGATGGTGGTCTCACTCCTGGCCTTACGATGTGGGCTGGTCCTTCTAAACACTTTAAGACTGCGTTTAGTCTACTCATGGCTAAAGCATATATGGACAAATATGAAGATGCAGCACTTTTATTCTACGATTCAGAATTTGGTACTCCACAATCATACTTTGATTCTTTCGGAATCGATGGCGATCGTGTACTCCATACCCCTATTACTGATGTTGAACAATTAAAGTTTGATATCATGAAACAACTCGATCAGGTCGATCGTGGCGATAAGCTGATCGTCATTGTCGACTCCATCGGTAACTTGGCTTCAAAGAAAGAAGTCGAAGATGCACTTAACGAGAAAGCAGTGGCAGACATGTCGCGAGCTAAGCAAATTAAGTCGCTGTTTCGTATGGTGACTCCTCATCTCACCCTCAAAGATATCCCTATGGTAGTAGTCAATCATACCTATAAAGAAATGTCTTTGTTCCCTAAAGATATTGTTGGAGGCGGCACTGGTTCATACTACTCAGCTGACAATATCTACATCATCGGCCGTCAACAAGAAAAAGAAGGTAAAGATGTTGTTGGATATAATTTCATCATTAATGTGGAAAAATCAAGACATGTACGTGAGAAGGCGAAAATCCCTGTTACTGTTACTCATGACGGCGGCCTTTCTAAGTGGAGCGGGCTTCTCGACATTGCTATGGATGGTGGTTTTGTAGCGAAGCCATCGAATGGTTGGTATCAGCGCGTCGATACATCAACAGGTGAATTGGTTGGTACAAAGGTAAGAGCCAAAGATACAGATACAGCTGATTTCTGGATGCCTATACTTACAACTTCTGGTTTTGCAGATTATGTAAAGAATAAGTACTCGGTAGCTCATTCATCTATTATTAAAGACGAAGAAATAGAGGATTTCTTGACTAATGAAGTTTGAAGTTCTAGATAATTTTCTAAGACCTAATGAAATAGAATATATTACTCATATTGTAATGAACAACCTAACATGGCTGAGCAATGGAAAAGGTGGTTGGGCTCGCGATGGTGATTGCAACATTGCCGCATGGAATAGCTATTTGAAAATGGAAAATGAATTTGAAAATGATTATTCTAAAGATTTATTATCAGTATTCAATGGTTTTTTTGAAGTCTTCGGTCATCCTAGTCAAGCAAGAGTAATGTGGGCAGAAAGAACTGTAGAAAAAATGCTTGGTGATTTTCATACTGATTCACTAAACAAGCATAAGGTTGGTATATTTTATCTAACAACATGTAATGGGACAACAGACTTTGATGGTGTATCTATAGAATCGAAGAGAAACAGATTTTTACTTTTTGATGGTGATATGAGACATAGATCAACATCAAATACTGATACTAACGAACGAATCGTAATTCATTTTTTATGGGAATAACAACATTTTTATTGTATGTACTTTTTATTATTCTTGGAGTAATATGGTGGTATATTAAAGGTGAGGATGATGTATGACTGATATTTCAATAGAAGATCTTATCTTCTCAAGTCTCGTTCATAACGAAGATTATATTCGTACGACGTTGCCATATATTAAACCAGAATACTTTGTTAATCATGAGTATCGTATCATCTTTGGTTTAATCGAAGAACATTTTACAAAATACAATGTCGCACCTACACAAGCAGCACTAAAGATTGAATTGGACGATTTGCAACTCAATCAAGATTCATATGCCGAAGCTGTACAACTAATTGGTCGATTGCAAAAACAAGACACTGACTATGATTGGTTGGTGAAACAAACCGAAAAGTATTGTCAAGACAAAGCAATCTATAATGCCATCATGGAATCTATTCAGGTTATCGATGGTAAAGTCAAAGATAAAGATAAAGGTGCGCTGCCTCAGATCCTATCTGATGCGCTTTCGGTATCCTTTGATCAACATATTGGCCACGATTTTCTTGAAGACTATGAGGCTCGATATGACTTCTATCATAAAGTTGTAGAGCGTGTGCCATTTGACATCGAATATCTGAATAAGATCACTCGAGGTGGTGTTCCTCGTAAAACACTTAATGTTATCTTGGCTGGTACTGGTGTTGGTAAGACGTTGATGATGTGTCACTTCGCTGCAGCTAATCTTATGGCTGGTAAGAATGTATTGTATATTACATTAGAAATGGCCGAAGAACGTATCTCAGAACGTATCGATGCAAATCTAATGTCCATACCATTGAACGATTTGGAGACATACCCACGCGAAACCTATCAGACCAAAATACAACGAATACGGAACAAGACGTCTGGTAAATTGATCGTGAAGGAGTATCCTACGGCATCTGTTGGGTCTGGTCATTTTAGACATCTCCTGAATGAACTGAAAATGAAAAAGAAGTTTATACCGGACATTATCTATATCGATTATCTAAATTTATGCACATCATCACGTATTCGTGGTGGCGCGAATGTTAATAGTTATACATTGGTGAAAGCCATAGCAGAAGAACTAAGAGGACTTGCAGTTGAATACAATCTCCCGATCTTTACCGCAACGCAGACAAATCGTACAGGCTTCACGTCGTCGGATGTGGGGCTTGAAGACACGAGTGAATCATTTGGATTGCCCGCTACTGCGGACTTTATGTTTGCCGCCATATCTTCAGAAGAACTTGAAAGCCTCGGCCAGCTCCTCATCAAACAACTCAAAAACCGATATAACGATCCTGGCCTCTACCGAAGATTCGTAGTTGGTGTAGATCGAGCTCGAATGAAGATATATGATGTAGAACAGAATGCACAGGAAAACGTTGGACCTGATATCGATGATAAACCAATCATGGATAGCAGTGCATTCGGTGAAAGATTGAAAGCAGAAAAATTTGATAGGAATGTATTTGACTCATGGAAATGAAGAAGATCGTGTATGAACACTGGAAAACTGGTGATCATCTAACCTGTATAGGTACTATTGCGCATGATAATCCACAAAGTGATAGAATAGTTATACGTGAACCTGATGGAACTTTCGAAGATATTATTAAAAAAACAATAGTGAGTATTGAAGATTATGTTTGAACCAATATTCCTATGTAATAAATTTGTGACAACACTTGAATTTGATAATGTACAACTTGCTAAAGATGTTTTAGAATTAAAAGATGATAAAGCTTTTAAAGATCCGAAGCATACGTTTTTCGAAGATAGTGATTATCCAACAACAAAATTAGGTAAAAAACTAATATCAGCAGTTGATCAAGTTATAAAAGAAAATATACATTCAGGATTTTCTACTCAACAAAAATGGTCTCATATTATTAATCCGGGTGAATCTACCGGACCACATCAACATAGCGATAGACAGAATCCTATGGCTCTATCTTGGGTATATTATGTAGATGCTGACGATAGTACTGGTGATCTTATCTTTAGTATGATGGCAGAAAAACGAAGAGTGATTGATTATGTGATTCCTGAAACAGGTAAGCTTGTTATTTTTCCTGATTGGATAACACATTATACTCAAAGAAATACGAGCGATAAAATTAGAATTTCAGTGAGTGGAAATGCATACGTATCTGATTATGACCTTTTAGAGGATGGACAAAACTTTTGGACAGTTTATGGAATTGGAGATGATTGAGTACAAATATAATGAACAGCAACTAATCGATGAACTAAAAGCATATGTTGATCAAACTTATGATGAACACTATGCACAAAACAAAGTTCAGACCACAGAGTTTGTTATTGATGCCGGTCATGGTGAAGGATTTTGTTTGGGAAATGTGATTAAATATACTCAACGTTATGGTAAAAAAGAAGGTAAGAACCGAAAAGATCTACTTAAAGTTCTTCACTACGCACTTATTGCATTGCACGTACATGATTTAACAAATGAAAAATGATGATTTACCTCATATAGACAAATTAGAATTAGGCTTGAACAAGCTTTTTTCTAATTTCCAATATCTAGATTTTAGTTTACCTATTCTTGCCGGCAAGCTTCATCCTGATATACACAATGATTTTTTAAGATTAGCTTATGAGTGTAGAGAAACCCTTAATCATCCTGATTTAGGTTTTCTAAAACATCATCATAATGTAGGTGCTAATGCAGGACAAACTGCAATTCCTATTACTAAAATTTTAGATTCAAACTTACATGCCTACATGATAGGTTTGGCTACCTATTTTATGCATCAACGAACTGATAAGTCTTATTCTGAATTATGGTCTGGTGCTGCTATTCAAATGGCAGCTGTTCCATATAATAAAGAATCTTCTTGGTGGTTCAATTTGGCAGATTCGTCTAGTGAAAATTTACCACATGTTCATCCATGTACATTCACAACAGTTGTCTATGTAAAAAATTGTCATGTAGCGCCTACAGTATTCTATGATTCAGAACGAAATGAAACATATGAACATTGGGGTAAAGATGGTGAAGTTGTCATCTTACCCGGTTGGGTATTTCATGGTGTAGGTAAATTTTCATCAGATGAGACAAGAATTACAGCCGCCTGCAATATCAATAAGTATTCAGAAGATTCGGCGCTTTGGTCATTTTTAACTGATTTTGAAACCATTTTATAAGCAAAAGATCAAAAAGTTATATACTTAGACGAAAATAGTCTAAAAAAAGTGAAAAAAGTTCTTGAAAAAGTCTAATAAAATCAATAACTTGCAAGTCTTCAAAAAGTCTTTATAAATCAATAACTTAGAGATGTACATTCCTGTCACCGCTTGATAGAATAGCACTTGTAAATTGGAAAAACACAGGAAAAAAGCTATGGCAACATTCACTATTCACCAGCTCGACCGAGACCTCTCTGATCGAGATCTTGATACTTATCGTCGTCTGTCTTTCAATGATTCAGACTATCAACCTCAAGATTTTCAATACTTCAATCCAGTTGCTCGGGTTGAAGCGGTTGACCTCGACGATGTGTTTCATCTCACAAATGCTTGGAACAATCCTGACGCAGTTCGTCGATTTATGCCAATGCACTCACTGAGTGTTGGTGATATTATTGAGACTCACACTGACGGTCATCGATATTTCATGGTGGCAGGTTTTGGTTTTAACGAAATTGAAGTAGCTTAAGGAGAATGACTATGACCAATCCAGTATACAACACTGAAGCTTTCGAAAAAATCATCAACGGTGGTTACACTGCATTCGAATTCACTGACGAAAAATATTTTTGGTCATCAAGTGTAGTTACAGTCTATGCGCGAGTCGACTACAAATATACAAAAGATGATGATATCAAGTACGAGCTCAGGACCGAAATCAATCGATCGTCTGGTGGCGAAAATGGTTTGGACGCTATCGAAACTACCAATGCTTACATCAAACTACTTGGCGAAGCGTGCAACTTTGTCGAAGCCGTTCGCAATGACGAAGAAGCTATCATGACTGCTTTCGCAGATATCCAAGCAGAACAAAAACGTTTGCGTGATGAAGAAGAAGCCGAGCGTAAAGCGAAGATCGATGCTGATACCAGAATTGGTCATGAAAAAGCAAAAGCTATCGTCGGCGCAATGTTTGCAAATTGCAAACTCGCTTCTAACTATCTTGATACCATCAAAGTTCGCGTACGTGGTAGTGATAAGACTTATGCTTTCTTCGCCGAGTGGACTGGTTCGATTGTGGCTTTTGCTGAACGAAGCAGATACGGCGGTTATACACGCATTCGTCGATCCGCGCTAATCAATAAGATCTCTGAGATGGCTGAAATTGTACCCATTGAAGTGGCTGTCGAAGAAGCAGCATAAATAAGGTTTGGAGGAACTTCCTATGAAAAAATTATTCGCACTCGCATTGGTTCTCGTTGCTTTCGAAGCCAATGCACAGACAGAAGAAGAGAAAGTAGCAAACAACTTGTTTTGTAAGAATTGCTACACTGTTACAGATCCACAAACCGGAGACTTTATTCCTAAGTCACAGGTCCTTCGTAATCAATGTGATCGAACAGCTACCGGTACTGGTGCATTTTGTGGTATAGTAGAAAAGAATATTGATCGTACAGCATGGTATGCACGTCGATCGATTGATAATAAGGTACAGCGTACCATTAATCGTAAAATTGATAGAATCATGGATAAACTATGAATAGATATGTAAAAATAGGTTTGCTTTATGGTATTGTTGTACCAGTAGCAATAGTTTGGGATTTGCTGTTTACTGCTATCGAATACGCCTATAAAGGCTGTGCTTGGGTAGATAAAAAAGGTGAAGCCATCATTGATGACATTCAAGATGATTTGAGGAAATAATTATGGAAAAAGTGGTTTTGATTGAAATTGACACAATGAATAAAATTCTCGCTGTTTTAGGTGCAATGCCTTACAATCAAGTTTCTGAACTAGTGGCTGAGATTCAAAACAATACGAATATTATTGATCGACCTAGTGGAGAAGCTGAGGCTGAGTAATGGAACTTATTATCATGGCAATTGGTACACTCTATATTTTTGGATGGAGTGTCTTTTGGCTCACGATCATTGGTTTAATAGTTTGGGCGATTTGCAAATTTGCAGGCGTTATTTTTAAGTTTGCTTTTTATGGACTCCTCGGCATTTTAGCCTTGGGTTCTTTAATTAGTCTTTTGACATGGAGTTATGCATAATGGTCACGCGTGATCCAATGAAACGAGCTGAAGGTAGACAAAAGCCTGATCGCTCATGGTATCCAGAAAATTTTGATTGGTATTTGAAGTGGATCGCTTCAATCATGATTCTTATCTCACTTGCAATGAGATCTGCAGGACCAGATTATCGAATGTATGATTTGGTATTCGGTGTTATTGGCATCCTATTGTGGTTATGGGTTTCAGTCATCTGGAGAGATCGAGCTCTTATCATGTTGAATGCAGTATCTGCGTTCATGTTGGCATCAACTATATTACGAGAAATTTAATGAAAAATAGATATAGTGATGATTATCATTGGGAAAAACTCAATGACAAAGAGTACAAGTTTGTGATGGAAGGCGACTCAATGAAGTACTGTCGTTATGGTGGTAAGGAAGGTCAAGAAAAACTGGATATAAATGATCTTGGTATGTTTGATCCGAGTGGCGGCCCGTATGTTGCAATTGGCTCTATAATTTTCTATGATGAGATTCAAGGTGGACAGAAGGGTGATGAACCACTGCTAGTAAATCATATTCGACTTGATGGCGAAAATTTTATTATTAAGGTTGAGTAAAATAAATGAAAGTAAAACTAATTAGTCATAGTCAGGTACCAGTAGATGTAGTATTTGATCGTGGTGATTATGCATCTGCCCTTGATCTCGTTGCTTTCTGTGCACGAGTCAGTAATCCTTCTAATCAGATGAACAAAGAGACATCTGAGAAGCTGGTTAAATATCTTATCAAGCATAAACATTGGTCACCACTCGAGATGGTATCAGTGTGTATGGAAATAGAAACAACTCGTGATATTGCTCGTCAGTTATTGCGACATCGATCGTTCTCATTCCAAGAATTCTCTCAACGATATGCAGATCCGACTGACATGGAAGAATATCCATTCGAAGTAAGAGAAGCACGTTTGCAAGATCCAAAGAATCGTCAGAATAGTATTGCATGCGATGATGAATATATTATGGAGCGATGGGAAGATGAGCAACTGGCTGTTATCAATAGAGCTCAACGAGCATATAAATGGGCTATAGATCATGGCATTGCCAAAGAACAAGCTCGAGCTGTACTACCGGAAGGTAACACAATTTCCAGATTGTATGTAAATGGTACACTCAGGTCATGGGTACATTTTATTGAGCTGCGATCCGCAAATGGTACACAGCTCGAACACATGGAGTTAGCGAAAGAATGTGGAAAAGTTATATCGGATATATTTCCGCTGGTTTGATTCTCGCCGGTTGTGCTACAACAACGAAAGACGTTGAGCTAGAAGACATCGAGGTATCAGAAGCATATGAGCTTGAGTACGACTACGGCAACAGCTTCTGTAAGCGTTGGGAAAAAATCAGTGAAACTCGAAAGCGTTGTGAAATAATAAACGAAGAATTAGTTTGTGGCGATAAAGTATTTGAGATATACGAATGTACAGATTGGTAAAACTTTGGAAAATTTGGCAGTATAGTCTGGGTGGTTATGATGACGATACCACAAAACCGTATGACAACTATATTACGTTTGTACGTACTATCATTGTCGGTGTCAACTTCATGACCTGTTTTTTTATTATAGCAAATGTGGTGCATAACTGGTGACTATGAAAGATACGAAACGCTTGATTGACGATGGCATTCTGGTGTACAATTACGACGAAAAGAAGTACTATATTAATGTAACGCTTGAAGAATTCGAGCGTATCATTCAACAACTATATGATGGACATAATCAGTGAATAGATTTAGAATTGAACATACTCCACAGCAATGTGCTCAATCACATTGCGATAAGCATGTGCCTAAGATGTATGTCGAAGAAGCACAAATGCTCTGCACAGTTCATCGACTACTTGACGGTGAGTTGACAATGGTGCCTGCCCTTGATAAACAGGGGAATCAAGTCTATCTTAAATCAGGTGAGCCTCGCATGAAGAAGCACTGGCGTCTGCCTGACGAGCGCGAAGATGTACTATATAAGGCTGCACACATGAAGCATCCATGCACAGAATGGGCAATGGAGACAGCTGGTAATTATCAGTGGGCATATCAAATGTTCCTGTATCTTGGCATCGAATACAACTATCGATATGGTAAAAGTCACAAGACTGATGCTTTGGATGGTTGGTTGTGTTATCCACCAAATAACATTAATCCATCACAGGAAGTTACACCTATGCCATTGGCGATGGGTGCTGCACCTGAATGTATTGATCCGAACGATGTAATTGGCTCGTATCGAAAGTTCTATCAGACTAAACAACATCGTTTCAAGATGGTTTGGTCTAAACGTCCTGTACCACAGTGGTTCCAGTTTGCAGCATAATAAATAGCCATAGACAAAGGAGTTTCTATGGCACTTGCAAAGCTTACACCAGCTGAACTTAAAAAGAAAAATAGCAATACAGGCGAGCAGCGTATCGATATTCTTGAACGCGCTATAAAAGAAGGTATTGTATTACCACTGGTTGATGGTAGTGAACTCAAGCTTGATAAATCTAAAGAAAATTTAGCAGGCATAGAACAGTTTCGAAAAGAAGAAAAAGCTTTTGAACTGACTGCAGGTTCGCGAACTATTAAATCGTCAGATATCGCTAAAAGTGCGCTTTTCGGTGGAGGCGGCGGTGGTGCCGGCGGTGGTACTCTTCAAACTGCAGTTGTAGAATCGATGCAATGTGTATATTGTCAGGCTATGCTCGACAATCCTGGCAAAGATATTTCATTTTTTACACCATCTGTTTTGAAAAAAGCATATGCAAAATGTGAAGTTGGTAGTACGTCATTTGATGAAATACGAGATGCTGATTCTCTTTGGCACAACTCAGCATTTAAATCAAGCGAAATATTGATATCAAAAGGATATATTAATAAGAGACATGTGTTTCATCGCGATTCAAATGTAATGAAAAAAATATATTCTATGAAGAAAGAAGCATTTAAAAATTCAGGAATGGAAATCATGACTGATGATAAATGGAATCCTGGCGATATATGGGCCGTTGAAAAGAATTTTGATGTATCGAAGATGAGCACTCGTACGATTCAAGAATATAATCAAGATATTGCTGCAGCATTTAAAAACAAAAACTGTGTTGGTATTTCTCTGAAGCAGGTAAAGAAAGTTGCTAAGTTATCAGTTCTCAATGAAGGTAATGCACGACCATCAAAATTAAAATTTGTTGAAGCTAAGACTCAAGGTCAGAATAGAAATAATACATTCTATTCTTCAAAAGGTGGTCAAATCATTTATTCTGATGGAAAGATGGAAGTTAGACCAAATTCAGGCTTGGCTATTATTAAAGCCGAGATTCTTGGAAAGACTGCACGAGGTGGTGGTGCAAGCTGGGGACCAATTACAGAATTTATCAATGATGTAACAGGCATAACTTTACCAAATAATTCTGCCATCGTAAATATGGCCAAAAATATAAAGAAGGGCAATAAACAAGATCTTCAAAAATTTTGGAATATGGCTAAGATGGTAAATAATCAGATTAAAGAAAAAGAATTTAAAGCTGAAGTACCAAAGCAAGAAATTGAATGGATACATGGAAAATTAGGAGTATGCACTTTATTAAGTATACTTGTGAAAAATAAAGGTACCAAAGCAAACAAGATTGTCAACTCTATACATAATTATGCAGGTAGTCAATCTAAGTTGTCGAGTGTGTATATAAAGGTTTATGAATAATGGCGTATAGTGAACAAGTAATGGATCACTACGAGAATCCACGAAATGTAGGAAAGCTCGATAAAGATGCACCTGACATTGGCACTGGTATGGTTGGTGCACCTGCATGCGGCGATGTTATGCAACTACAAATACAGGTAAATGACGATGGAATTATCGAAGATGCTAGGTTTAAAACCTACGGATGCGGAAGTGCTATCGCTTCTTCCTCCCTCCTTACCGAATGGGTTAAAGGTAAGAGTCTTGATGAAGCTGGGAATATTAGAAACACCGATATTGCAGAAGAGCTCGCACTTCCACCAGTCAAAATCCACTGTAGTGTGCTTGCAGAAGATGCGATCAAAGCTGCGATAAAAGATTACAAGGAAAAAAATGAAAAAGTTTAATCAATTTATTATTGAAGCTAAGAATACCCACATGGAACACGTGGAAGATATGATGTTTAACGAGGGTGTGAATGGAACACGTAAAGCAATTATTTTTCTACGTTCTCTGCGAGATATGTTGGCGGGTCATACGAACAAAAATATTTCAAGGACTGTCAAATGGGACGGTGCTCCGGCTGTATTTGTGGGTGTCGATCCTTCAGATGGTAAGTTTTTTGTGGCTAAGAAAGGAGTGTTCAATAAGAATCCAAAAGTTTACAAGACTCCCGCTGACGTTAAAGCTGATACTTCCGGAGATTTACAAGACAAGCTATTACAATCACTCGCAGAATTCTCAAAACTAGGTGTCAAATCAGGAGTATATCAAGGCGACTTGATGTTTACAAAAGGTGATGTGAAGAAGGAAAAAATAGATGATCAAGTATATTACACTTTTCAGCCTAACACTATTGTGTATGCTATTCCCGTTAACACTCCACTCGGAAGACAAATTGCCAAAGCCAATATTGGAGTCGTTTGGCATACCACCTACACAGGTACTTCCTTTGAGACTATGTCGGCCTCTTTTGGTAAGGACATCGCCTCCAAATTTAATTCCTCTGCCAGTATCTGGCAAACTGACGCCACCTATCGCGACGAATCCGGGCGAGCTGTGTTCAGCGCGGCAGAAACAAAAGCTGTTACTGACGAATTGTCAAAGGCAGGAGTCTTGTTCAAGTCAGTTCCTGCTGGTTTGTTAAATGGTATCGCTAATAATGAAGAACTTAAACTTCGTGTGAAGACGTTTAATAATACATTTGTACGTCAAGGTCAGCGCGCTAATCCTAAAACTCATGCCAAAAAATTGATTGATTATATTACTAACTATTATGGTAAAGAAATGGATAAGCGATCATCTGATAAAGGTAAATCTGCAGTAAAAGCAAAGCAATCAGATGTTCTCAAAATCTTTACTCAATATAAAGCAAAAGACTTCGAGAATATGTTTAGACTAATGGTCATGCTTGCCGATATCAAACAGATGATTATCGATAAGATGAATCAGGCTGGCAGCATGAGCACATTCCTTCGAACAAAGAACGGATTTAAAGTGACTGCACCTGAAGGATTTGTTGCTATCGATCACTTGAGTAATGATGCTGTGAAGATTGTGGATCGTATGGAATTTTCCAGAGCCAATTTCTCGCCGGAGGTAATCAAAGGCTGGGAAAAATAGTGGATTATACCGTATTTGGTTTACAAAGAAGTGGCACTAATTTTTTAGAAACTCTTATTAAAAAATCTTTTAAAGACACAAATCTTTTATTGGCGTATGAGCATAATGGTGTTTGGAAACATGCTTTCGATATTCAACACGATATCAAAACACAAAAAGCCAGAGTTAAATATAACGACGATGGTAAAGTAGTTCATTTTAGAAGTAATGGTTCATATGTAGTAGAAACATATGACTATTGGATAAATCGTTTAAGATCTATCAATGCAATTCTAATTACTAAACATCCATTTACTTGGATAGAAAGTGTACAGAAAAAAAATGTTGATATGAGAAGATTTAAAAAATATAATGCTTCTCATAAATCAGAAATGTTTGCAGAAATATATCATGATCATGCATTGTTTTGGAAAGAACAAATGCGTTATCAAAACATATTACATATAAAATATGAAGATTTATTAGTATCAAGAGAATTGTGGTTAAATAAAATTAGCGAACATTTTAATGATGAATGTACACCATTTACCGGTGAGCTGACTAAAATAAGTATGTCACCATCTTTTTCTGCAGATGATGTAAATAGATATAGAAACATAGAAACAAAATTATCTACTGAAGAAAAAAATAATGTTTTAGGCATTATAGGTGAAGACATAATGAAGATGTACAGATATGAGAATTAGTAAGACATTTATCGTTCGACACGACAGTAAAATATCTAAAGAATATAGTGCATTTACTGCAAAAACTGTCGGTGAAGTTCAAATGAAATATGAATATTTAGATTGGGAATCTGATCCACAGAAAGCTTGGAATAGAATAGATCTAGATATAGAAAAGAAATTTGATTATTTGCCTCATTACGAAAAATATCATATGGTAGAAGATGGGGCTGAATGCATTACACTTGCTCATATACATTTATGGGAATATGCTGCTAAACATAATGAATGCATTGCAATTATGGAACATGATTTTTGTGTAAATCGAAGATATGATACCGTTGATATTCCTGTAGGTTTTTTTGTAGGTATGGGATACAAACTCCGTGAACCGTGGAGAATGAATCTGAGATCTATTAATGGTCAACATTCTACACAATTAGTATTAGTAAAAACTATTCATGGCGCGCATGGTTATGCTATTCATCCTGAGACTGCCAAAATATTATTAGAAGAAATAAAAGAAAAAGGTGTTAAAGGATATATAGATTGCTATTGGATGCAAAATACTTTCGGCGGCACACAAGTAAAAACATGCATGATGGATCCTATAGTTGGTGTCGGATATATTAGAGAATCAACAATATGGCACACGGCATCTGCTACAAATGGACCTATGACGCGTGGGTTTCAAGAAATTATAAATATACAATATTAATTTAACAACAAGAGTTAGGCTAAGGCAATCCTCTATGAAAAAAATTGTACTGGCGTTCGGTCGGATGAATCCGCCTACCGTTGGCCATCAAAAACTTGTTAACAAGATCCAATCAGTTGCTCGTAAAGAGCGAGCGACTCCTGCCCTATATTTGTCACACTCGCAAGACAAGAAAAAGAATCCACTTTCGTATGACGATAAAGTTCGATTTTCTACAAAAGCATTTGGTAAAATTGTCAAGCGAACAACTGCACGCACAATCATTGAAGTATTAAAAGAACTCGATAATCAATACGACGAAGTCATCGTCATTGGTGGTTCTGATCGTGTAGGTGAATTCGAGACTCTACTTAAAAAATATAATGGCAAAGATTATGCTTACGAAAAACTAGATGTACAGTCTGCTGGTGATCGCGATCCAGATGCTGACGATGTATCAGGCATGAGTGCATCTAAATTGCGTGGGCTTGCTCAGTCAGGTAAGTTTGAAGAATTTAAGAAAGGACTCCCAGCAAAATTGCAACGGGGCAAAGAGGCAAAAGAAATGTATGATAAAATTAGAGAGGCCGCTGGGATTACAGAAGATCTCACGCTCGATGAAGCTCTTAATCTTCAACAACGATTAAAGCGTAAGGCTATGATGAAGCGTATTAAGTCTAAGATTAAGTTAGGTAGACGCAGAGCAAAGTATAAGATTGCTGCTCCTGATAAACTTCAACGCCGATCACAAAAGAAAGCACGTGAACTTATTCGAGCTCGAGTCGCAGGACAACAAGGCAAAAACTATAAGAGTTTACCTCTGGCCGGCCGGATGCAAGTTGACAAAAAATTAGAAAAGAAAAAGGCGCTAATCGGTCGTTTAGCTAAGCGTATGCTGCCAAAAGTTAAAAAGGCAGAAATGGAGCGAGTAAAGAAAGCTCGATCGAATCGAAATGAATCATATGAGATGCTCTCAGTGATTGAGTCTGTATATGAAGTTATACAGAACGAAAATATTACGATGAAAGTAGAACAGAATCTCGCAAAGAAAAGTGTAAAGTATGGCGTAGATTTAACTGAGTTAAAAGAAAAATATTTAACATATCGTCAATGGGGCAGTGAGCAAGAAACATTCCAAGCGATCAACTCTGAGCTTGCGAATATTATTGAAGATGACAAGCCTAATAAAAGAGGTGATGACGCTAAAGGACATAAGCGACCAACCGAAGATGGTGCTGGTTTGACTCGAAAAGGTGCGAAGGCAGCTGGTGTTAAGACCGCAGTGACAACACCACCAAGTAAATTAGATCCTAATGGAAAAGCGGCCAAGCGACGTAAGTCATTTTGCGCTCGTATGAGCGGAATGAAAGGACCAATGAAAGATGAAAAAGGCCGGCCGACTCGTAAGGCTATGTCTCTGAGAAGGTGGAATTGCTAATGAAAGGTTTTAAAGAATTCATAGAAAGTACGGCTAGTCAAGACCAAGCTAAACAGCGTATTAGTCGAGAAAAAAAACAAGATAAAATTAAGCATGATCGCATGATGGATCGTGCACGCATACGTGATACTAAAGCAATCAATCGTGCATCAAAACCTACTAATGAAGCAAAACAAGATCCGGATATCAAGGATCGCGAAGGTACACAGCCTGCCGCATACCATAAGGGTTTGAAAAAATCGACTAAAGCAAAACGAGATGCACACTTTAAGAAGCACGGTAAAAAAGCAGACAATGATGCATCGGCATATAAAGATGCACCGGGCGATAAGTCAGCCCGTCAGAAAGAAATGCCAAAATCTAAATATACTAAATACGTAGATAAGATGATGGATGAAGAGGTTGAATTTCATGTACGTCTAGATCATCTTGATGGAGATAAGAGGCAAAAGAAAGCTGGTGATGTTATGCGAAAACATGAAAAAGCCGGTCATATTAAATATGGTGGTTCTACTGATAAGGGTGTAATATTTACTGCAAAAAGTCGACAACATGCTGACCGTTTACATCGCGAATTAAAGCCACATGCAACCGGTGTAGATATGAATGAAGAAATAGTTGCAGAAGAAGGTGGATTTGCTGAAAAGGCAGAGAAGTCAGGTATTTCAGCTTCTACACTTCGTAAAGTTTACAATAGAGGCGTCGCTGCATGGAAAACTGGTCATAGGCCAGGCACTACTCCACAACAATGGGGTCATGCGCGTGTTAATGCGTTTATTGCAAAGAAAAAGAAAGGTGGTTTAAACCACGATAAAGATTTAACATGAGGACTATATAATGGCTAGTATCGAAGACACTAAAAAGATGGCAAATTTAAACAGCGCAGTGATGGATGTAATGAAGCAAAATCAAGATCTGTATCGACAAGATCTTGAAGCTCAATTCGCAAAATATATGATTGCGCCCGAAGCCGAAGCAGAAACACCAGATCCTGCAGAGGTAGAAGCTGCGTTGGCAGATAGATCAGTCGAAGTACCTGATCCTCTGACCGGTGCAGAAGACGTAAATCCGGACGATATTATTCCGGGAGCTAGCGGAGTATCAGATGGCGAAGCCGAATGATCCAGATGGTCCACTTCATAAGTGGGGCGAGCCTGAAGGCGTCGCTGACTATATGAAGAAGACACCGGGCCAAAAGAAAAATAAAACCATTAAAGTCGGCGAAGATACTGTGCATGCTGATGATACTCATTATGCTCTTGTTAAAAAGAGAAAAGTTATTGCAACTGGTACAAAAGAAGAGATGCTCAATATGCACCAAGAAAAAGGTGGAAGAGTATGGGTATCAACTAAGGGAGTTGGGGAGATTGTAGAAATGAAATCTTTTAAAGAAGCCAAATATTCTGTTGATGTGGATGGATTGCCACGTTTCTATATGGATGCTGATAGTCCTGCAGAAATTAAAAAGAAACTTCGATCTCTACTTCGTAAAGCCTCGTCTATCGATGCAGTAGAACGTTCTAACGATGCAAAAATTAAAACGGATCTCCGTCAGCGCATAAAGGGTGCAGAAACAGATAAGCGACACGTTGATGAAAAACTTGATCCATCTAAGCATGACGCCGGCGATTATATTAAAGATTTTAAAGATTCAGATGCACCTCAGTTTAAAGGTAAGTCTGATAAGAAAAAACAAAAAATGGCAATTGCTGCATATCTATCAGCCCGCCGGGAGAAAGGAATGGACGAAGAACGAGCATGGCATAAGAAAGATGATGAGCAGAAGTCAAAAAGCAAAGATCATCAGACTCTAAACTATACGACACGTGGCGGCCAAAAGATGAAGACTGCAGTACATAAAGATAAAGCATTTGGAGCAGTTGGTCACTTCCGAAAGATGGGTCATACTGATGTTCATTTAGAAGGATATGAAGGCATGTCAAAGGATAAAGAGAAACACGATACTGGTGGTTTCCGTATTTCTAATGCTGATGCCAAAGCAGCACGTGATCGTCTTGCCACAAAGCGAAAGCAGAAAGCACAAAAGTCTGCTTCTCAGAACAAATCCTTTGGTAACGTAAGATCGCGAATGGAAGAAGTCGAGCAGGTTGATGAAGGCGCTAAGCATAAGAAAGTGGCGAAAGATTTGCAGACATATGCCAAGAAACACGGCGGTATCGATAAAGATGATTTCTTGATGGCTGCACAATTAATAGGCGATGGTAAAATGCGAGATTTTAAAAAATTCTTGCGCTCTATGGATACAGATCCTCGCGATGGCGTTATTCAAATTCTACGACGAAACGGTTTAAAGGAGAGTTTTATGGATGTCGATGAAGGTATAGTAAACGCAGTATCAACTGCACGTCGTATGGCTGGTAATATGACTGGTGCCGCAAAGAAAATTGATAAAATGCGACCAAAGAAGAAAGGCGGCGATTTTTCTGAGAATCCTCGTGTTAAAAAGAAGCTACAAAAATATAATGAGGGTATGGAATCTTGGAAGCAATTCCTTGAGTCATCTTGTGGTGGAGGCCATAAGAAGAGAGTAAAAGAAGGTGAACTATCGCCTGCTCAAAAGAAGCACATGGATACTGACAAAGATGGCGACATCGATGGAAAGGATCTGGTTTCATTGCGTAACAAAAAGAAATCATAAATAACTAACAACCACCTAATTAAGAGGAAAAACACATGTTGTGGGGAAACAAAGACGATAAAACTTCAACTGGCACGATTGCAATCGATGCTGCTGGAGCTGTCACCGGAACTACCACGGCCTTCACAACTGAGGCCCGTGTTGGCGATTACATCGTAGCTGATGCTACCGGAGAGCATTATCTTATCACTGCTATTGCTGATAATACAAATGCCACTGTAGTCGCTGGTGTGCCCGGTGCCACTCTTACCGCAGTGACAGCAGGTGCTAACTATTCACTTAACGAAAAGCCTAAGTCAGTAACTACTGCTGAAACTGCAACATCAACTCATGGCGATCCTGAGTTGGTATTCGGTGTCGATACTGGTGAGCAAGCTGCTGCACGTGCTAACGGTACTCGTGGTGCTCACGCTGGTTGGGTACGCCGTGTCGAAGGTACAGGCGGTCGCGCCGGTCGAGTTCACGTAGAAACTTTGGTTGCTATGAGCTCTATTGCTGGTGATGCTACTGATGATACTGAAATCCCTGATTTCGTAATCAATGCACTATCAACTAGTCAAGATCCTGCCGGTGACATTACAGCACCTGCAGCTGTTGATTTCGTATTAGCCGCAGTAACTACTACGCCAACAGGTGGAACTACTTCAATTCAATGGGAAGAAGATCCAAACACTGGAACATTCGCTCCGTTGGCGAACGCAGGTGTATATAGTGGCGTAACTACAAATACGCTATCGATTTCTGATTCAACTGGTTTGAATGCTTATAAGTATCGAGCTGTTGTATCGGTAACCGGTGGCGCCGATGTTACATCTGACGCACTGACACTGACTGTAGTCTAATTTAATAGGGGGCTTCGGCCCCCTTAAGTTGTATTATGACACCATTGACTGAGCAGAACTTTTTAATATATGCAGCGGCAAACTATACGAATACTTGTTATGATACCGAGGAATTTTTTGACGATCTTAAAAGATTTAAATATCTAAAAAGACTGTTTTCTCGATATCAAGAGCGAGGTGAGTTAAAAGAGAGATTGATATTAAATCATATCATCACTCTTTATAATGTATTTAAGCCAGATGCCGCAACAAGAATGTTGTTCTATCGTATTGATGAACGACACTGGAGAATACTAAAAACATTTCTTTTGTTTTTACAGTATATGCCAGATTTGGTGCAAGATTTAGAATATGAAGGTAATCACGTGAGATCAGAATTTATCTCTGTTGATTTGGATATAGCTGCAATTCTAAGGAAGATATAATGGCCAAAGGCGTCATTGACATAGCACTTATATACAGCTTCCTGAAGAGGCTCGTAACACCGTTTGAGAAATGGGATGCCTATAGAGTAGGCATGATCAATAAAGATGGACAGGTAATTATACCAAAAGATCAAAGAACGCCTGAACAAGATAGATCATGGGGTTATTTTGATCGATTGGTTGCTAACCTTAAAAAATTACTTGCCAAAGTTCCGTTTGGCAAGTCGCGTATCGCTTCATTCGCTGCAGCTTTATTGTTGCTAAAAGAAGAAAATATAGATCCAGATGACATGGATTTATTGCAGGAAAGATTGGACTTCTATATGACTGAGGTAGATCTACTTATAGAAGAAGCTCCGACTATGTCTGCTGGTGGAGGTTCCATTGCAGGAATTGGCATTGGACCGGATGGTGAACCCGGTATTACAAGACGTAAACGTAAAACTAAAATGTTGACGCGTAACTATATTGAAGTAAACGGTCAACGTAAAAGACTTACAAAGGAGTATAAATGATGGCATCGCCTGAGCACGATGATCAGAATCGACGATTAGACAGAATCGAAACAAAAATTGATCAACTATCAGAAGCTATGATTTCCTTGGCCCGCGCGGAAGAGAAACTTATAGGCATGGAAAAGAACCAACATATTGCCTATGACAGACTCAACAGACACTCAGAAAAGATTGATGAATTAGATGGTACCATCAAACAAATGCACACTCGGCAGGAAGTAATGATGAAGTTTATGTGGCTCATTACTACTGCTGTAGCAGGCACGTTGGGGTCTTATTTCTTTCTTTAGCATTTACTTTTTGTAGCATTCGGCGGTATAATACTATTGTGTCAACAATAGAGTTTATAATATTATGTGGCTTGAACAAAAATATATTGGATTAGTTTCCAATAGACTCGAGCTCTTCAAAAGAACAAAGAAGAACGAGTATAACTTCCGTTGTCCTATCTGTGGTGACTCACGTAAATCAAAATACAAAGCTCGCGGTCATCTTTTTCCTAAAGATAAAGGTGGGTATTTGTTTCATTGTTTCAATTGTGGTGTAACACTCGGCCTTGAGAAATTTCTTGAACAAATCGATCCTATTGTACATCAAGAATTTATTAAAGAAAAAATAATTGAAAAGATGGGTGATAGGCCAAAGACAGACGTCGAGATCTTCGCTGATAAAATGAAACCGCCTACTTTTATTAAATCAACACCATTAAAGAAGCTGAAGAAGATATCACAACTCAAGTGGAACCATCCTGCAAAACGATATATCGATCGTCGTAAAATTCCAACACCATATCAGGCAAAACTATTTTATTGTCCACGATTTAAAGAATGGACGAATACAATACTTCCCGGTAAGTTTCCTGATACAGAATGGGATGAACCTCGATTGATTATTCCGTTTATCGATGCCGATGGCAATCTATTTGGTTATCAAGGTCGATCGTTTCGTAAAGAAGGTATACGATATATTACGATCATGATCGATGAGAAGCAACCAAAAATATTTGGTCTAGATACATGTGATCGATCAAAACCACATTATATTTTCGAAGGTCCAATCGACTCCATGTTTGTTCCTAATTCCATTGCAATGGCAGGTGGTAGTATTAAATATGAATGGACAAATGAACATTCTATCTTTGTATTTGATAATGAACCTCGTAGCCCAGAGACATGTGCCAAGATTGAGAAAATCATAAGTAAAGGATACGAAGTAGTAATTTTTCCTGAGACAGTAAAGGAAAAAGATATTAACGATATGTTCCTCAATGGGGTGTCAATAGAAGATGTTTTGAGGTATAATATCTCTAGTGGTTTGGAAGCTAAATTACTATTCACAGCATGGAGAAAAACATGAGTGATCTAGAAAAAGATATGAAGGTAAATTTAATTATTGAAGAATATCGCGAAGGTAAATATTCTAAAGAATTAGTTGAGCGTGAACTAAGATTGATGGGTATGGATCGTTTCGAAATTCAAAAAGCAATAGGTGAAGTGGTGCAACTCAATGGCTGAATTACATTTAAGTGATTATTGGAATGAGACAAAAACACGACGCGCATCAATATCTCGCGACGAATATCATTATATTGTTCGCATGGAAGCCAGACATTATGGTATGATGAAACATTATCATACCGAACTTTTAGATAAAAATCTGCGATACGCCGAGGACTGTGCTGAAAATTTTGTACATGCAATTGGTAGTTTTCAGCATTTAGATTGGCCCGATCATTAAGGAAAAAAATGGATAGCACAACACATACCCTAGTTTCGCTAGGGCTCTTAGGCATTGCCTATTACACAGGATACAGAATAGGTGGTGCAGAAGCATTTGGTGCTGGTTTTAGAGAAGGCGCGGAGAGTGCCATAGATAAGATCATGGCTTCACTCAAGACAGAGTTTGGTTTAAATATTTTTTATGATGTAAAAACAGGAGAAAAAGATGAGAATTGATTTAGTCGACGCCCTTATTAGGCGTTATGAAGGTGAATTGTTAGCTGCACAAGCTAACGTTCGAACCTACGTAGAAAATCCCGTAGGCATTGGTGAACATCCGGATCTCGTCGATGCCATGCATGAACAAATGCAAAAAATAGCTGAAGCTCATGAATTACTTAATGTGTCGCGCGCTGTACGAGCCAGCTTAGTTCCTACCGAAGAACCCGGCGCGCCGAGCGATGTATAGGTATAAGTGCGTCGTAAAAAGAGTCGTAGACGGCGACACAGTAGATGTAGATATCGACCTTGGATTTGGCATTTGGCAACATGGTGAACGTGTAAGAATTCACGGTATCGATACACCAGAATCGCGCACACGCGATAAAGTAGAAAAGAAGTACGGTTTGCTAGCAAAGAAGTTTGTGCAATCATATCTAAAAGTCGGTAGTTCACAAACACTTGTAACAGAAAAACCCGGCGATGATGCGAAGGGTAAGTTCGGTCGTATTCTCGGTAAGTTTGAGGTTTACGATGAAGTCACTGACAGTTATATGTTCTTAGGACAAATCATGATTAGAGAAGGACATGCTGTTGAATATTTTGGCCAAAGTAAAGATGACATTCAAGAAGCACACTTGGCGAATCGAATCAAGCTACAAGAATCTGGACAAATTTAAATGGAAATTTTTGTAACCAAAAGGAACGGTGATAAAGAGCTATTAGATCTAGACAAGTTTCATAAAGTTGCATCGTTTGCGTGTGAAGGTTTAAACGGTGTATCCGCATCAGATCTAGAAATTAAAACTCATATTCAGTTCTACAATAATATAAAAACACTTGATGTCCAAGAGACATTGATTAAGGCTGCCGCTGATCTTATCACAGAAGATGCACCGAACTACCAATATGTCGCCGGTCGTTTGATCAACTATGGTCTACGAAAAGAAGTATATGGCGATTTTCAACCTATTTCTCTCGTACAACACGTTATTAATTGTGTAGGTGAAGGTGTATATGATGGTGTATTGATGGAGAAATATAGTCGCGAGGATATCGAGACACTTGATGGTTATATCAATCATGATCGTGATTTTCTTTTGACATATGCAGCAATGGAACAGATGCGAGGTAAGTATCTGGTCAAAAACCGTGTCACTGGAAAAATCTATGAGACACCACAAATGGCGAATATGTGTATCGCCATGACTCTCTTCGCAAATTACGGTGAAGATAGACTTAAATGGGTAAAAGACCTATATGATGCACTGAGTAACTTCGATATTAGTCTACCTACCCCAATTATGGCGGGAGTACGGACGCCTCAACGACAGTTCTCATCATGCGTACTTATTGAGACTGATGACTCACTGGACTCTATCAATGCAACAGCATCAGCAATCGTCAAATACGTATCTCAAAAAGCAGGAATCGGTATTGGGGCCGGTCGCATTCGGGCTCTGGGCAGTCCTATTCGCGACGGCGATACTAGTCATACTGGTGTTATCCCTTTCTATAAGTATTTTCAAAGCGCTGTCAAATCTTGTTCACAAGGCGGTGTACGCGGTGGTGCCGCAACACTATATTATCCAATTTGGCATTATGAAATTGAAGATATGCTCGTTCTTAAAAATAACAAAGGAACAGAAGACAACCGAGTAAGACACATGGATTATGGTGTGCAATTCAATCAGGTAATGTACGAGCGGCTGATTCGAAATGAGAACATCACACTCTTCTCACCTCATGATTGTAAAGATCTATACGAGGCATTCTTTGTAGACGTAGATAAATTTCGTGAGCTCTACGAAAAGTACGAGCGTAAGACATCGATTAGGAAAAAAACAATTAGTGCCCGTGAGTTGTTTTCTGCATTTATGCAAGAACGAAAGGATACTGGACGTATCTATTTGATGAATGTTGATAACGCTAATGATCATGGTGCGTTCCAAAAAATTAAAGCACCTATTCGTCAATCTAATTTGTGTTGTGAAATTAACCTGCCGACAAAACCGTTAACAGACATCAACGATCCCATGGGTGAGATTTCATTGTGTACTTTAGCTGCCATCAACTGGGGAAGTATTCGTAAACCTGCTGACTTTGAGAAGCCCTGTACCCTAGCCGTACGTGCACTTGATGCATTGCTAGATTATCAAGATTATCCAGTATTGGCGGCTCGTAAAGGCACAGAAAATCGTCGGCCGTTAGGAATTGGCATTATTAACTTTGCACATTGGCTAGCGAAGAATGATACTAACTATCAGGATCCTAATCTCGAACTCATTCATGAATATGCAGAAGCATGGTCATATTATTTGATTCAGGCATCAGCTGATCTCGCAGTTGAAAAACATGCATGTTTTCTCTCAAATCAAACAAACTATCATGAAGGTGTTCTTCCAATCGACACATATAAGAAAACAGTGGATGAGTTGGTTGCACCTGAATATAAGATGGACTGGGATGGTCTACGCGCGCAACTCGAGAACTTTGGAATTCGAAACTCAACATTGATGGCACTTATGCCGGCTGAAACATCAGCACAAATTAGTAACAGTACAAATGGTATTGAGCCACCGCGCTCTCTTATCTCTATTAAGCAATCGAAAGACGGCATATTGAAGCAGGTTGTTCCTAGCATTCAACGATTAAAGAATAAGTACGACTTATTGTGGGATCAGAAATCACCTGAAGGTTATCTCAAGATTATGGCTGTATTACAAAAGTTTATTGATCAAGGTATTTCAGTCAATACTTCATATAATCCTTTACATTACGATGAAGAGAAGATACCATTATCTGTAATGATGCAACATATGTTGATGTTCTATAAGTATGGTGGAAAGCAATTGTATTATAACAACACATATGATGGTGCTGGAGAAATAGAAGAAGTACCACCTGTGCCTGAAGCAGAAGGCGCAGTATGTGATTTAAGTGATCCGGACTGTGATGCATGCAAAATCTAATACATTACAGAAAGTTTAGTGAAGTGCCTGATGAAAAAGACTGGACTGCCGATGAATATGAAGGTATTGATGGATTATTTTGGCTAATAAATGATAGTGGTGCATGGACCGGTCCTCTTAAAAATTGGCGTGAAGACTCGAAAGATTTTATGAGTCAAGTGAAAAACTTTGATGTTGTGATATGTGCTGGAGGAAACTGCGGTATGTATCCTCGTTTCTATGCAAACTATTTTAAAAAGGTTTATTCATGGGAACCAGATCCGGATAATTATAAATGTTTACAAATGAATTGTGATAGTGAACAATTTGAATTATTTAATGGCGCTATCAGCAATACAACAGATAAAATCTATAAATTGTACAATAATAATAAGAAGAATGTAGGTACACATAGATTACAGAAAGACGTCAAAAATGCCAATGTAGAAATGTATAGAATAGATGACTTAAATTTAGAAAAGATTGATCTTATACATTTAGATATTGAAGGACATGAACCAATGGCCATTGAAGGTGCAAAAGAAACAATCAAAAAACACCATCCAGTTATTATTACAGAAAAAGCTAAGGGTCATCATCTTTTAATTGAACTTGGTTATAAAGAATTTAAAAAATTAACAATGGATACAATTTACATATACGAAGGTAATTCATGAGTGTATTTCACACTAAAAATATTGACACAACAGCACAGCCTGCATTTTTCGGAGCAGGCGTAAACATTGCTCGTTATGACAAACAACGTTATAGCATATTTGAGAAAATGACTGATAAGCAACTTGGTTTCTTTTGGCGACCAGAAGAAGTTGATATCGCACGTGATAGTAAAGATTTTAAAGCTTTATCAGAACAAGAACAACATATCTTTACTAGTAATCTTAAACGACAAATTCTGCTTGACTCGGTACAAGGCCGCGGCCCTGTTGAAGCCTTTCTCCCGATTTGCTCTCTGCCTGAGCTAGAAAACTGGTTGGTCACTTGGTCATTCTTTGAGACTATTCATTCTCGTTCGTATACACATATAATTCGTAATGTATATAATGATCCTAGTAAAGTGTTTGATGAGATGCTTGATATTAAAGAGATTGTGGACTGCGCTGGTTCTATTTCGAAATATTATGATGATCTAATTTCATATAATAATGATACAGAGAATCTAAAGAAGAGAATTAAATATGATCAATATAAACATAAGAAGTTATTGTGGTTAGCGATCAATGCAGTTAATGCGCTTGAAGGGATTAGATTTTATGTTTCGTTTGCGTGCTCGTGGGCATTTGCTGAATTAAAGAAGATGGAAGGCAACGCGAAGATTATTAAGTTCATTGCACGTGATGAAAATGTGCATATGGCTTCAACTCAACAACTTATAAAGATTCTACCAAAAGAAGACGAAGATTTTAAAAAGATTGCTACAGAATGTGAAGACGAAGTTCGTCAAATTTTTAAAGATGTTATCGATCAAGAAAAAGCATGGGCTAAGTATCTGTTTAAAGATGCGTCGATGATTGGTTTGAATGACGAGCTTCTATGCAATTATATTGATTGGTTAGGCAATAAGAGATTGTATGCAATTGGCCTCTCAAATGAACGTGGTGGTTCTGATCCATTACCGTGGACACAGAAATGGATCTCAGGTGCTGAAGTGCAAGTTGCTCCACAAGAGACCGAAATTACATCATATATAATTGGTGGTATAAAAAAAGATATCGACGATGATACCTTTAAAGATTTTAAATTATAGGAATAAAAAAAATGAATACTGTTGATATCATGCTATTAAGAAAAATGTATATGTTCTCTGATAGCTTTAAAAACATTTTGATAATTGGTGACAATACAGAGATTGAAGATTGGGAAGCTGTAGAAAAATTATGCACTGAGTTTAATATTAAAGGTCGTCCTAATTGTTTTGCAGATGTATTAGAAGCTTTTGATGTGGATACAGGAATCTTTTGTCCGGGAGATAAATTTCTAAAAACTAAATTTGAAAAAGATACAGAATACGACATTATATGGAATCGAGGCGGTTCAATGAAAGTTTTCGATCAATATAATTTCTTTAAAAAGATACATGCGTTAACTCGAGTTAAGGGTTTGATTTGCAATACTAGTATATGGCATATGGGACTAGATAATAATTATTTTAATTATCAACCTAATTTTTGGCCTAAACTTCTCGGTCAAAATCAATATGGTCTTGTTCGTTGTTATAATTCTTGCGGGTCCGATTTTGATGATATAGAGCTAGATTACGAAGAAACTCGCTATCATTATTTAACTTCTGACATTGCAATATCTGATAGTAGACCATCATGGTTACACGTTATCAGCAGAACAACCGCAAAAGAGGAATTTGTAGGTGTTTAAAACTACTATTAATTGCCGCGGGTGCGAAGTGAAATGCGACGTAATTATACGTCAAACTAATTATGAGCATGAAGAAATAGAAATTGCTTTTTGTCCTATTTGTAGTGCGAATATTGAAGATAATGAGGACTATATACCGGATTATGAAGAATAATGGTTATCCAGAAGATTGGAAAATAGATCCAGCAAATATTGATGTATCAAATTTATTATTAGATAAAGTCGATAATAGAGTAGCTATACCTGATAAAAATACAATTTTTTCTGATATTCAAAATTCTGACTTTAAACTAGGTTGGAAAGATTCAGATTGGGATAAAGAAGTATTTTTATATTCCACTTGTACAGAATCTAGAATGTGTCAAATAATTGCTCATTATGCGATGTCTATTTGGCCTCAACATCTTGATAATCATCGAATCGTTAGAACTGTTCTAAATGCAGGAGTGCCTGGTTCTGTATATAGAAGTCATGCTGATGATGTAGATATGTCTAAAAATACAAAAACTGTTTTGTATATGGCCAATCCAACATGGGAACATGGTTGGGGTGGTGAGTTCAAATTTTATGATCCCTATGTACGAGATCTCGTAGGTATGTTAGAATATAAACCTGGGCGAATGATTATATTCGATGGAAATATTCAACATACAGCTGCGTGCATTGCGTATCATGCTAGCATGTGGCGATTTACGGTAGCACAAAATTATGTACCTATGGGATAAAAGATTTTTAGAATTAGCTAAACACATTTCAACTTGGTCAAAAGATCCATCACGAAAAATTGGTGCCGTAGCAATAAGAGATAGACAAGTGTTGGCTACTGGATATAATGGCTTTCCAGTTGGTGTGATTGACGATGAAGATCGTTATAATGATCGCGACCAAAAATACGAGCTCGTGGTGCACGCGGAGATGAACTGTATCTATAATGCAGGTCGCAATGGTATGTCGCTTAGGGACGCCACAATGTACGTATATGGTTTACCTGTGTGTCATGAGTGCGCTAAAGGAATCATACAAACAGGTATTAAACGTGTAGTTATACATGATACAAAATATACTGATGCAAGATGGATAAATAGTTTTGGAAAGACATTGAATCTATTTAATGAAGCAGGTATAATTTGTGATGCAGTCGAGCTACCCGAATCCGTGGATATTACAGACTACAGGTAAATCTTTAGAATCTGAAGATTGTGAAAATCATGTTGGAATGGTCTATCTCATTGTTAATAAAAAGAACGATCGCAAATATGTTGGCAAAAAGTTCTTTTATTCTACTCGCAAACTCCCTCCTCTCAAAGGTAAAACTCGCAAACGCAAAAAAATCGTTGAATCAGATTGGCGCGATTATTGGGGATCGAGTAATGAACTTAAAGATGACATTGCTAAATATGGTCATGATAATTTCGAACGATATGTACTACGTATATGTGACTCAAAGACAGAGTTATCTTACTACGAACTCAAAGAGCAAGTAGATCGCGGTGTACTTTTGACCGAAGAGTATTATAATGATTTTATTGGTGGTAAAATAAATGGAAAATTCCTCAGATCTTAGGATACTTGTTTTCACACTTGAAGGGTGTGAACCTTGCATGTTTTTAAAACAATATCTAGATCAAAAAGGATATGAATACACAAAAGTAGAAATTGGTGATGAAATACCAATTGAAACTTTTAATAAAATCTATCCTGACGCGAATGGATTCCCACATACTATTGTAAACGGCGAACCTGTTTTTGATTTGATGATGTACTTAGAAAGTGGACTAGAACTATGATGGACGTAACACGTATTAAGAAAACAAAACAAATTGTATATCCTCTTGGAGCAAAAGATACTCAATATACTTGGGTACTTTTTCCTCTCGGTCATACAAGTAAAAAAGGCAATCGAGCTGATTTGAGAATCGTGCGAAACGATAATTTAATAAAAGATAAGGAAGTACTATGACAGCTATTATCGATGGCAAATATCACTATCTTTGGTCATCAAAAGAAGTACCAGATTCCAGAGGTGGCACCGAACGATTAACAGAACGATTGAGTCAAGAAATTGATCAAGAACTTTTGTCTAAGTTTATTATTATTTCTTCGCGTTTGCATCCGGATGAGAATGTATTTTTAAGAGACGATAAGATTCGAATCTTTTGGGCCCATGATTTGCCAGGAGATCCAGCAATGGATTTTCTTAAAACCAATAAGAAAGATTGGTTTCACAAATATGTTTTTGTAAGCACGTGGCAAATGCAACGCGCTATTGAAATGTATAATCTACCTTGGGAAAAATGTATTGTTATACAGAATGCAATTGATCCAATTAATATATCTCCTAAACCTAGTATTAGTGAAGGAATTAGATTTGTATATCATTCAGTGCCTCGTAAAGGTTTGAACATTGTTATTGCTGCTTTTGAACAGCTGGCAAAAAAATATCCAAACGTACATCTTGATGTGTATTCTTCATATAATTTGTATGGATGGCCTAACGCAGATGAAGAGTTAGGCTTTAATGATTTGTTTACAATGATTGATGAACATCCTCAGATGACCAATCATGGTGCAGTAGAAAATGATAGAGTACGAATAGCATTGAATGATGCCCATGTTTGGGTACATCCTGCATCATTTGCAGAAACATCATGTATGTGTTTAATGGAAGCTATGAGTGCAGGCGCGGTGTGTGTTCATTCAAATTATGGTGCGATGTATGAAACGGCAGCAAATTGGACACAAATGTATCAATTTTCACCTGATCAGCGCGCGCATGCTGGTATTCTATTGGCCAACTTGGAAGGTGTAGTACAAAATATTGAACCAATGCTAGCAAATACTGGATCTCAAAAAGCTTTTGCTGATGTGTTTTATTCATGGACGAATAGAAAATTGGAGTGGAATGCTCTACTTCAAGGTTTGGTAAATACTATTAAGGACACTAGTGTTCCTCAAGAAATGTTTACTATTAAGACAGGCACATGACAAATATAATTCAATTCCCGTTAGATCGAAGAATGGATGAAATGTTATGGCAGGAATTAGAAAAAGAATTAGTTGAAAATAATGACGAACAAATTATTGTTGAAGAATTACTATCTGATTTTATTTCTTGCCTACACGACATGTCATTTCCAATAGATGATGAAAAATTTGTATATGATATTTCGTTTTTGTATGAAAGTATGAAATCTTTAATTTTAAAATTTCATGACAAAAATCATCCAATTCAGAATTTCGCACATAATTTATATAATGAACAGATAGAACATGCTAAAGCGGCTCAAAAACAACTGGAATTGAATTTCGATTAACTGTTTACAATGATGTGAAAATACTGTAGAATATAGTATTAGATTGTGATTGGAGATAACCGTGATTATCCTAGACTATAACCAAGTAGCTCTTGCTAACTTGATGGTGACAGGAACAAAGAACCTCGAAATAAACGAGAACTTACTGCGTCATATGATTCTAAACTCGATTCGTATGAATAAGGTCAAGTTCGAAAAAGAATTTGGTGAGCTAATCATCGCCTGCGACGCTACGTCTAACTGGCGAAAACAGTACTTTCCTTATTATAAAGCGAATCGTAAGAAGAGCCGCGATGACTCTTCTCTTGATTGGAATGAGATCTTTCGTATTCTTAATCAAGTGCGCGATGAGCTCACTGAATATTTTCCGTACCCTACTATTCGTGTAGAAACTGCAGAAGCCGACGATGTTATTGCTACTCTTGTACATGAGCATGGACGTGAACTAGGTGGTGAGCCCATTCTAATCCTCTCTGGTGACAAAGACTTTCAGCAATTGCAAAAATATGCCAACGTACAGCAATACGATCCAACACGTAAGCGATGGATTCGCTGTCAAGATCCTGAAACGTTTTTGATTGAACATATCTTCAAAGGCGATGCGAGCGATGGCATTCCAAATGTCCTCAGTGAGGATGATACCTTTGCAGTCGGTGGACGACAAAAACCATTGCGCGCTACTAAGTTGTACGAAATGAGAGATTCATCGCCTGATTCTTGGCCTAGAGAAATTCAGCGCAATTATAAACGCAATCGTATGATGATCGATCTGTCTAATGTGCCAGGTGATATTCGTAATCAGACAATGACTGATTATCGTAAACAACAATCAAAAGATAGATCAAAACTCTTTAACTACTTTATTAAGTATAAACTCAAAAATTTGACTGAAGCAATAGCGGAGTTCTAAAATGCCACAACCAAAAATGATCAGTGCCATCCTTAAGGAAATCGAGGATACACCGGGTCGAAAAGAAAAAATTAAGAAACTACAGGATCAATCATCTAATGGTCCTTTAAAAGCTGTTCTACAGGCTGTTTTCGATGACCGTATTATATTTGAGCTTCCACCCGGTGATCCACCATATAATGAACCGGAAGATATGCTGGACAATACTGGAGGTTTATATCAAGAGTTTAGAAAGTTTTATATCTTTACGAAAAATCAACGCAGTGCTCAAATGCGTCAGATGAAACGTGAACAAGCATTTATTCAGATGTTGGAAAGTGTTCATCCAGATGATGCTAAACTATTGTTGTCGATGAAAGATAAGAAGATGCCATATAAAGGTATTACTAAAAAACTTGTATGTGATGCGTATGGAGAGGATTTTGTCAAATGAGTAAGTCTAAGCGTGATCGTAATCATCGTCGAGAAGAAGCTCGTTATAGTGACGGTAATAGGAAGAACGTAAAAGAAAATAATCAACGCGTCGAAAAAAGAGTAAAAAATCTTTTTAGAAGTGGTAATATTGAGCAGCTTGTAGAAGCCGAAATTTATAAATAAAATCATGCCAACCTATGTCTATCGAAATACTGAGACTGGTGAGCTAGAGGAGCACATCCACAAGATCTCAGAAATGGATTCGTTTACAGCAGCGAATCCTCATCTTACGCGGCAAATTCAATCATTTGGAACTATTCGTGGAACCGGCGTCGGGAAATCAAAACCTGACGACGGCTTTCGTGATGTCCTGAAATCTATTAAAAAGGCTTCAGGAAAAGGCTCAACTATAAACACATTTTAAGGAGGCTATACAACCCTTATATTATGATAACTTAAATTCACTAACAACAAAAAGGGTTATCTATGCAACTTTCAAAAAGACAAAGACGTCAGCTCAAGAAACAAGGAATCCTCGATTCCAATGACATGACTCGAGTACCTCAGAAAGGCATGAAACTAGCAACGATTCATCCTAAAACCGAAAATCAGCAAAAGACTTTCGAAGCATATGATGAAGGACAACATTTGATCCTACACGGTTCACCGGGAACTGGCAAAACGTTCCTCTCCCTTTACCTCGCACTCTACGATTTGTTTGAATATAAGGAGAATACATACGAAAAAATCGTAGTCATTCGTTCAGCTCAGCCATCTAAAGACATGGGGTTTCTGCCAGGATCAGAAGCACAGAAGATGGCAAACTATCAAGCACCTTATAAAGCAATTGCATCTGAAATTTTTGGCCGTGGTGACGCCTATGAAATACTTAAACAAAAGATGCTAATAGAATTTCAATCAACATCGTTTCTTCGAGGCACTACAATTGACAACGCGGTCATCATCCTCGACGAAGCACAAAACCTCAGTTATATGGAGCTAAAAACAGTACTCACTCGCGTTGGAGAAAACAGCAGAATCATTATTTGTGGCGATGTTTTACAAGACGACCTTACAAGCACAAGATATAATCAGCAATCTGGTCTAGTCCAAGCTATGAACGTATTTAAAGATGTACCATCGATGACATTAATCGAGTTTGACATAGAAGATATTGTACGTTCAGGATTTGTGAAAGAATTTATTATCGCTGAGAGTAATCTCTATGATCGATCTCATATCGTGGATATTCGGGCAGTAGCATAAATATATGTACAAATCGAATATGATGTGATAGAATCTTTATATTATGAAAACATTTATACACAAACCATTTGAGCCTAAGACACTCAAACAAATCAACGAAAATGGCCAAAGGCTGTATGTAACCGAAAGTGGAGAAAAATACCCATCGGTTACTACGGCCCTTGGTGCTCTTAATCGTAAAAAAATCTATGAATGGCGCAAACGCGTCGGCGCTGACGTAGCCAATAAGATTTCAACACAGGCATCACGTGCTGGTACTGCAGTGCACCATGTTGCTGAGGATTATGTCCTTGGCCAAATGAAAGAAGATGTCAATCCTATTGCATTGAATACATTTAGAACCATTCAACCACAATTAGATCAGAACGTAGATGAAATCTATGGTGTTGAACTTCGTATGTATTCTGATGTACTTAAGACTGCTGGCACAGCCGATCTTATTTGTAGATATGCCGGTAAAAATACTGTGCTAGATTTTAAAACATCGAAGCGATGGAAAACAAAAGAAGAAATTACTACTTACTTTATGCAAGGCGCAGCCTATGCACAAATGGTCGAAGAACACTACGGCATGAAGATCGATCAGATTGTTGTTCTTATGGCAGTAGGTGGTGGTGAAGGTTCATTGGTATTCATTGAAGAACTTGATAATTGGAAATCAATGACTCATAAATTCTTTGATTTATATCATAAAGGTAAACTAAAGGATTTTTAATGCATAAGAACGCTTACGCGGTATCACCTGCAGCAGTTGCAAATGATGTGTGCGACGAAATTGTTCGAATAGGTGAAATGCTTGATGATATGCAAGCTAAAGTCGGCCGCAAAGATGCTACAGCAGGAATTACTCGATTATCGACAGTAACATGGTTTTCTCCTGAACAAGCTGAGAAATATGATTTAAATTTTGATGGAATTTATACTTCGTTAAATTCTGTAATGGGTCAAGCTGCTGAAGCTGCTGGATGGGGTGATTGGAAAATTAACACCGTACAACCTTATCAATACACTCAATATGGGCCCGGTGGTCATTATGATTGGCATCCGGATTCTTTTGCAGATCCAATGCCTGAAGATGATGAGAATGCAGGTTTGATTCGAAAGCTGAGTTTTACACTTCTACTCAGTGATCCTACTGAATATGAAGGTGGAGAATTGCTTATTGAAGATCATCAGCGCTCCGGTCCAAATGAGATCTGGCATCGCATTACCAATATGTCTCTAGTCCCTGAGTATACTCAGAAAGGGACAATGGTTGTATTTCCAAGCCATCTATGGCATAGGGTAATGCCTGTCAAAAGAGGCGTCCGGCGCTCTCTGGTGGGCTGGTTTATGGGCCCGCCGTGGACTTAGATCAAAAAGTTATATACTTAGACGAAAATAGTCTAAAAAAAGTGAAAAAAGTTCGAAAAAAATCGTAACAAAATCAATAAGTTACAACTCTCAAAAAACTCCTTTAAAATCAATAACTTAGAGGTGTACATTTCCATGCCTGCTTGATAGAATAGCACTTGTCAAATGGAGATAAACATGTCAGTTATGAAAGATTACGCTAAAAAAGACTACCGCACGGTAGCACAAACCCGAGGTGAAAAAGTGCTCAAAGATTTCATTCTTGGTATCCTTGCGTGTAGCGCAATGGGTGCGCTGCTTGGTTTACTACTCGGCTACGGCCTTCTCTACACAGGAGTTTAATCATGAACTTTATTCAAGATTCTACAATTTGTGGTACTTCACTTCAAGGTTATGTTGCGGCTACTATTCATCAGCTCGAAGCTGTATTCGGTCATCCTACGTATGACGAAACCTCAGGCGATGATAAAGTCGATGTTGAGTGGAACCTGCGATTCGACGATGGTACAGTAGCTACCATCTACAATTGGAAAGATTATGATGGTGGCCAACGTGTTCGCAGTGGTGTTGAATACGAATGGCACATCGGCGGCAAAAATCGAATTGCTGTCGCTAACGTTTTAGAAGCATTAGGAGTTTAATATGATTGCACGTTTGAAAGAGTACGATGGTTACACCGAGCGAGGTATCCTCGGTAACCCTGATGTCACCTATGAGCAGGCCGTTGGCTATTTTGCTCGCGGTGCAACAGGCCGTGTTTGTCTCGTCTTGCTAGACGAGTTAAAGGAGGGTATGCAAATTTCTACCCTCGCTGAAATCAGCGATTGGGCTGAGCAAGGAGGTGGTTATCTTGACTACTGAAATGCCGAATCTCGAATCGAAGCTTCGAGCACATGATTGGTTTTACAACTATGCCGATGACCACCGAGCTTGGACACGCGGTAATATGCAATCGCGAGAAATAAATAATCTCATGGAATTGGCTCGTATTGCCGGCGACGGCGCGGCCGCGGCTGAGTTGTATAATCAGTACAATCCACACGCACAAGAAACTGCATTCAGTCATGCTGAGAGAATCAGTCGTATGTACCTCGATGAAGATGGTACTTATTCAGTAAAATGGTATACTAAGGAAGAATATGAAGCGAAGAACTAAATTGAAAATTGACGTCGATCATGACGAAATTTTGGCGCCTGATTTCAAGCAAGAAACTATGATCATGCAGCTACGTAAGATCGTCGATTCAATTGGCAATCCGAGTCCATTGCATTGGGTTCGAACTGATAATGGTCGTAACGTATGGATAGCTCATAAGCATGCCAAGACTATCGTCAATCTTTATGATCGCCTGACATCCCGCGAAGCCAAGTCTTCGTATGTCGACAATCGTATCGATCCTGCTATCAATGCTACAATGACTCGAGCTAAGCAACAGCTTGTCGAATCACTTCAAACGACTGATGGTCTCAACAACCTTATCAAAGAATTACGTAATGCTTCTTGAAGGTAAATTTAATTTAAATATCATCACCAAATGCAATTTACATTGTGTTGGCTGTAGTACTTTAGATTATCCTGATAGAGGAATCGCTATTAGTGACATGTCACTCGATGATGTGCAGCAATTCTGTAAAGTTTTAAGTGATAATGATATTATTTTAGAAGAAATTTTATTGATGGGCGGCGAACCAACATTACATCCACAGTTCAGTGAAATTGTTGATTATTTAATGTTGAGCGATAGATGTCATTATTTGTCTGTGGTTACTAACGGAACAAATCTAACTTCAAAAAATATGAAGATACTTGAAAAGTTAGATCGGGTGTTTATTACTGATTATTTACTGGCAGCACCTGAATCAAAAAAGATATCAGATTATGAATGGCCTGAAAATTTCGAAATTTGGACTAGAGATAGCTTTAATACGCATGGCATCCGAGAAGAATGGGCAGAACCAAGATTCAATTGGGATAATTGTTATATGAAAGATGATTGTCGTGTTGCTACAACTGAAGGCGTATATAGATGTGCAATTACACATGCAGAAAGAACTAACATGGCAGAATGGACTGATCATGCACAAATCGATTCTATATTTGGTGATGAACCTTTCGAACGATGTGGTACATGTAATATCGGTTATGCTCCATATTATCAGTGGAAATCTCATAAGCCAGAAATTGATCGATCAAATTATATTAGAGGAATTAAATTAATAGATGAAAATTCTTAAAGAAATTACCGAGTGGAACGAGACTGAATACACGGTCCCTAATCATACATATGCTATCAACGACGCAGGCAAAATGGTTGCTTATCGTAAGACTGGCACAAAAGAATGGATTGTCTTTCCGAAAGCACGTATGTTTGATAGAGCTCGCCGTAAGTTTGTCACCCTAGCTAAAGATGTAAATAATTCATATTTTGCGAAATAACTGTGTACATCTCTTCTAAAACGTAGTAGAATGGTACATGTAAATTGGAAAACACACACAACACAGGAAAATATATTATGGCACATAATCTCGAAATCATCAATGGTCAAGCTCAAATGGCATACGCTGGTGAAACTCCTTGGCACGGCCTCGGTGTTCGCGTATCAGACGACCTGACTCCAAAAGAAATGCAAGTTGCAGCTGGTCTGGATTGGTCAGTATCGAAGGAAGACATGTACGTTGGTGACATGAAAGTTCCGGGTAAGCAGGCACTTGTACGTTCATCTGATAATAAGATCCTTGACGTCGTCGGCGATCAGTGGATTCCTGTTCAGAACGATGATGCCTTTAACTTCTTTGACGATTATGTCAAAGCCGGTGGTATGGAAATGCATACCGCTGGTTCACTTCAGGATGGTAAGATTGTCTGGGCTTTGGCAAAAGTCAACGAGACGTTTACGTTATTCGGTGGCAAAGACGAAGTCGAATCTTACCTCCTGCTTTCTAATCCTCATAACTATGGTCGCGGAGTCGATGTTCGATTCACTCCCACTCGTGTGGTGTGCAACAACACCCTGTCAATGGCCTTGGACGGCAAGGCTTCACTTGGTATCTCACTAAATCACCGTCAAGAGTTTGATGTTGAGAAAGTACAGATGGCCTTGGATCAAGCTTCGAAGCAAATGAATACCTATAAAGAAGCTGCTGAGTTCATAGGTTCTAAGCGTTATACTGAAGAGAAGTTGTTCGAATACTTCAATCGTGTATTCCCAATGACAACTAAGAATAATAACGTTGTCTCTTTCGAAGAGTTAATGAACTCCTTTAAATCTGGAAAAAATGCAGGTGTTTCACGTAATGCGCGCGAAGCACTTGAAGTGGTCAACACCCAGCCCGGTGCTGAGTTTGGTCGCGGTACTTGGTGGTCAGCGTACAACGCTGTAACTTATATGACTAACCACACTCTTGGTGTCTCTAATGACTCACGTCTAAAGTCAACTTGGTATGGTTACAACAAGAACCGCAACATCGAAGCACTGGGTCTGGCTGTTGAATATGCGGAGGCTGCTTGAATAAAAGAATATTAGTAACGGGTGGTGCCGGTTTTATCGCGCACCACTTTATTTTTGAAGTATTGATACGAACAGATTGGGATGTAGTTACCATTGATCGATTAGATTATAGTGGTAACTATAATCGCTTGCAAGAAATTTTAGAAGGTTTAAATCCTGCTGAAAGAAAACGAGTAACAATACTATATCATGATTTAAAAGCTGAAATCAATCCTCATATTGCATCAAGGATTGGTAAGATTGATTATGTTGCACATATTGCAGCAGCTAGTCATGTTGATCGTAGTATTGAAGATCCGATGAGTTTTGTAATGGATAATGTGGTTGGCACTACAAATATCCTGAACTATGCACGACAATTGGACAGTCTAGAAAAGTTTATCTATTTTAGTACGGACGAAGTGTTCGGTCCAGCACCAGAAGGTGTCTCATATAAAGAGAATGATAGATATAATTCTACTAATCCATACAGTGCAAGTAAAGCTGCCGGTGAAGAGATGGCCGTTGCTTTCGAAAATACTTACGGCATGCCAATTATCATCACTCACACGATGAATGTATTTGGTGAACGGCAACATCCAGAAAAGTACATTCCAATGTGCATTAGAAAGATTAGAGATGGTGAAACTATCACTGTACATAGTAATGCAGAGAAAACAAAAGCTGGAAGTAGACATTATATTCATGCACACGATGTTGCTGACGCATGTTTGTTTTTACTTTTAAATGATTTTGAAGTACAATATGACTATGGTCATGCTAAATGTCCAAAGTATAATATTGTAGGACCAACAGAACTTGATAATCTTGCGCTAGCACATCTAATTGCAGATTATCAAGGTAAACAACTTAGATATGAGATGGTCGACTTTCATAGTGCACGACCTGGTCATGATTTAAGATATGCTTTGTCAGGAGAAAAACTTGCGAAGCTTGGTTGGAAACCTAAACCTACACACGATCGTTTGATGCAAGTTGTAGATTGGACTCTTAAAAATCCTCATTGGATGGAAGTATAAATATTATCACCCGCTAACACACACAGGAGAATATTATGGAATTTGTGTTGCTACTTCTATTGGTTGCGTGCGTCGCTTATGTCGCCCTTCCAACACTCGTCGACTTTTGGACTGATTCTGAACCACCTGCAGAAGAAACACCAGAAGAATCTCAACTCGAAGTACCTAATCTAGGTAAGATGACAAAGGTACAGATTGAAGAATGGACTCGCGAAAATCTTGGTGTTGATCTCGATCGTCGTATGACGAAAGCGAATATGATCAAGGATATTCAGAGTCGAGTAAAATGATGGCCCAGACGATAGACGATTCGGCTGGCTTAAAAGATATATTACAAGAAATAGAAAAGATTAGAGAGGGTGGCGTCGATTATATGGATGCCATCATTCACTATTGCGATAAGCATGAGGTGGAGATCGAATCTATTGCGAAATATATTAAGAAGAATGTGGTCCTCAAAGCCAAACTACAAGAAGAGGCTGAGGAATTAAATTATTTACAAAAAACTTCAAGGCTACCAATTTGATTTATATGGACGCGTATGATGCTTATAAGAAGTTTCTTGCCATCAAGCTCCATTTCAAAAACGAGAAGTACGATTACTTTAAATATCGTGGCAGTGTCAAGGTCACGAGAACGTCTTTTGAAACGCGCAATGACAAGTACCACTTTCATAAGCTAAGTAAGAAACCTGATTTAGAATTATTCTTAGCGTGTAACATTCGTGATGACAACGATGTCTGGGTCGGCAATCTATTTGATGACAAATGTCTACATAGATTCCGTGATACACAGAAAAAGCTTCAGTCACTCGAATACATGTTCAAGAATGACATGTCTCAGTTCGATTCGCTCGATGAGGCATTCGTGGTACAGAACGGTGACTATCCTAAGTTGTTGAATATGTTCAATCGTGGAGAGGTGATGACCGAAACAATGGTCATACTCAATGACACGTGTAGAATATTTGATTACTGGGATCAACATATTTCTGATACCATACTATGGCCGAAGATCAGACAACGTATTGAAAAATACTCTGGCTTCATGAACTATGACAGAGTCAAGTATAATAATATACTCAAGACTCTTTACACATAAGGACACACACATGTCAAACTCAACACCTTACGAATTAAGATTTAAAGTTCTCGAAATGGCTCGCGATTTATGCATGGACGAGTATCATCAACAATCAAATGCATTCTGGCAGCTTCATTTAAAAATGGAAGAAATTCTGGAAAAAGTTTCAATGAATGAGGTAACTGTTTCTAAACTTAAAGAACTCTCAGATGAATTGAAAGTAGCTATTCCTGAAGCACCTGATACAAATGCTATTAATAAAAGAGCAAAAGAACTTTATGAATTTGTATCCACAAAGTGATATAAATAATACTCTGCAGCGGTGTACTTTCGAGTGCACTTGCTGTAGAATATAAACTGTTACATTATGAACAACGTGAATAAACTGCTCATACACTGTTATACAAGGAAATACATATGAACGATTTCGCATCGCTAAAATCCTCTCGCAAGTCACAATTCGACAAACTCAGCGCAGCTGCTGAGAAAGTTAGTGGCAATCAATCTCAATCCAATGGACCAGACGAACGATTCTGGAAACCAACAGTCGATCAGGCTAAAAATGGTTCCGCAATCATTCGCTTCCTACCTGCACCAGCTGGTGAAGACGTACCCTTTGTTCGTTATTGGGATCACGGCTTTCAAGGTCCTGGCGGTTGGTACATTGAAAAGTCTTTGACTTCGATTGGTCTCGACGATCCTGTCGGCGAGTATAACTCCAAACTGTGGAACTCTGGCCTTGAGTCTGATAAAGAGATTGCACGTAAGCAGAAGCGCCGCCTTCACTACGTTGCCAATATCTTGGTTGTCTCTGACCCTGCGGCACCACAAAATGAGGGCAAAGTGTTCCTCTATGAGTTTGGTAAGAAGATCTTTGACAAAATCAATGATCTTATGCATCCTGCCTTTGAAGACGAAGACGCAATAAATCCTTTCGACTTCTGGGAAGGTGCTAACTTTCGATTACGTATTCGACAAGTTGAAGGATATCGCAACTATGATAAGTCTGCGTTCGACTCACCATCTGCAGTATCTGATGATGATGCCGAGCTCGAGGCATTATGGAAGCGTCAATATCCTCTTGCAGAATTGATCGATCCCAAAAACTTCAAGTCATATGAAGAACTTCAACAGAAGTTGAATCGTGTACTTGGAGGCCAGCAGGTTAATGCAGTTGCTGAAGATGTACCTAGCGCAGCTCCTGTAGCCCCATCCGAGGCTCCTGCTTGGCAACCTCCTGTTGATGATGTTGTGCCTCAGGTAGAAGTTAGTACATCATTCGATGACGATGATGAATCACTTGACTTCTTCCGTAAGTTGGCTAATGAATAAGCTTGGGAAGCTGGTACTCTGGGGGCTTCGGCCCCCTTTTTTATGCAGGTACCACAACCGGTACCAATAAGATGATAACGATCTACTTCTGATTCTCTAACTGCATGACATATACACAGATACATTATGAGTATAGACGACCAGCACCATCGAGGAAATGATCTGCTGTACTGATAGATGATACTGCGGTCCCTATTGCTTTCTTTGCAGTATTACCCGCGGCTTCACCAATTGTTTGAGTACCTTGCATTACAGGCATCATGATAGGAATAATTTTTTGAGCTGTTTCTCGTGTCTCACCTTCAAGTTCTGGCATTACTTCATTATTAAGTACGGCTTTGATCATACGAGTAGTGTCGCCACCACCACCAGCAAAATCTATGGATTCGCGAATTACACTTTGACTGACACCGGTTTCATCAGAAATTTTACGTCTTACAACACCACCTTTAATAATACGATTTAATTCTGCTTTAGCGTCGCCACCACCTAGCAAAACATTAATACCACCCATTACACCTTGGCGCATTAATGGATCTTCGAAACCAATATTTTGATTAGCAACCTTACGCGCAACTCGGACACTAGATCTTTCATCTTCAGCAATAAAATCTGCTATAGCATCATCTTCTAGAAGATCTTGCATCAACATTTGTGCTGCTTTATTAGGTGTCTTCTTCGCTGATGTCACGGGAGTGCTAGCTGGTAGTTCTTCTAACTCAGCCTGCGTGACTCGGACACTAGATCTTTCATCTTCAGCAATAAAATCTGCTATAGGATCATCTTCTAGAAGATCTCGCATCAACATTTGTGTTGCTTTATTAGGTGTCTTCTTCGCTGATATTTCTTCTTGTGGTTCGGGCTCAGCGAAGTCTACACTTTTAGTTAGCTCTTTTTCTTGAACAACTTCTTCCTGAACTTCATCACTAGTACTAAGAGGTGGCTCAGGTATAACACCAGATCCTATTTTTGGCGTTTCTTCTTTTACGACTAATTCGACCGGCTCGTCTTTATTGGCTTCCACAGTTTGCAAGTGTTGCTGTACATCTTCTACACTGGCATTTTCAAAGTCTGAAACTTCATCTTCTGTTATATTTAGCATTGAGGCAGCTACCGTACGACTATCAGGTTTTCTTGCCCATGCAACCCAAGCATCTATTTCCGCTTGGCTTATTTCTTCGTCTTCATTGGTTTCCACAGGAGCAGTAGAAGGTATTTCAGCACCACGCAATGGTGCACCTCGTTCTACACTACCAATTTTCCATTCATCACCATATTGATCTACAAAAACACTTTCTTTTGGTGCTGGTGCACTATCTTTTGGTTCTCTATTTTCAATATATTGAGCAGTTAGCATATCCATAATGCTTGTCATACCGTCTGTACCTAATGCATCAGACAGCGCATATACGATAGGACGATCATATTCTGCTTTATATTCATCGTCTAATTTTAGAAAATCATCATATGTTTTTACTTTCTTAAAGAATGATACAATGTCTTCTGGATCTTCGGCTGTATCAAAATAACCTTCGCCTAATAGATCTCCAAGTAATTCTGCTCCTTGTTTATTACCATATTTTTCACGCATGGCTGCATCATCAGTGCCATTCGCAACATCAATTTCTTCACCTCTAAAGTGAGCAGCAATTGCACCTTCGATTGCATCTCCAAGTCCAGTGTGCTCATACAAGACTGTACCGGCAGTATATCCACCAACAAAAGCACCGGTTACTGCTGCGACTGGAGCTGCTAGAGCACCGGCTACTGTAGCACCAGCTGCAACCGCACCACTTCCCAATGCACCAGTTGATGCTAAAAGACCTGCACCTTGAACGGCGGCGGCTCCTAATGCAACATCACCAATAATTCCTGTTTCTTCGTCAGCGCGAACTACAGTATCTAATATAGATTCTTCGCTTTCTTCTTCACTTAGACCAGTATCATCGAATTCTGGTGGATCATCTATTTCTTCCTCGCCATCATCAGAATCATCAAGTAAAAGTGATCCGACTGCAATACCCATAACACCGAGTATTCCCATACCCAACGTTGTAGTTGCAACTGCAGTAAAAGCTTTAGACGCGTCTAATAATGCCGAACCGCCTATACCGTCTTTTCCTTCAGCTTCTTCTTCATCACGACGTCTTTCATTGTCTCTTTTAGTTTTTTGATTTTCTTTTAATACTAATCCAAGTTTTTTAGCAATCATTGCTAAGTTTTCATTGGTAGTATCTAGATCTGCGGTAACGATTGTCAGTTGTTGACGAAGATTATCGATGAGGGCATGAATATTACCAAGTTCTAATATTCTGCTTGAAATGAATGTACCTGCTTTGATACGAGGATTTAAATCTTCCTGCAGATCATCTAATTCAATTGAAACGTCTTTTCTAATAATAAGACTTGAAAGATTCGCATCTGATCGATTAGCAGTAGATTCCAAACCTTCTAGGCTTGGCATTGCTCTAGCAAAAGCTTCCTCTAATCCTTCGAGTGTAATTACAGGATCATCTTTAGGTATTGGTTGTCCGGCTGTTTTATTACCCTGTGATGCACCTAATTTACCAGCTTTTGCATCCGCGGCACTACCACCTGCTGACTTGCCACTAAATAATTTGCCCATGATTCCGCCGATCGTACCAAATGCACCGGCGCCAACCATTTTTTTGACTTTATTTTTTACGGATTTTTTTGCAGCTTTACCAGCTTTTTTAGCACCTTTACCTGCAGCTTTACCCATCCATTTAGCGGCTTTGCCTGTCCAGCTAGCAACTTTTGATCCAACGCTTAAAATTCCTCCGACTGCCATTATAGATCCGCCACGCTAGTTTGATTTTTTTCTTTTTGTTTTTTTACTTTTGCCACAAGCATTTCTAAATACAACTCCCTTTCGAAAGGTATCATACTCTCTACTTCTGTCAAGGAAAACTTGTGGTACTGAGTTATATCAAAGCTTAGCTTATAATATGTGTAGAGGTCTATGTAACTCAGCCCAGCGTAAAAAAATCAGTGATACTCCTAAACACAACTCTTTTCTCTTTTCCTTGACTATTTTCGTACGTAACAACATGTTCAATTTTAGGTGAAGTCTCAAAAAAAGCACTTATCTTTTGATATGATTCGACGGGCAATGTATCAAGAAACATTGCTTTTTCATCATCTGGATAATTGTGCCATTCATAAATTTCATCATTATCAAATACTAAATCGATGCAGTGTAAAATAGTTTCATACAAAATATCAGTAAAGTTTTTTAAATCTTTTAGTTTTTCAGATAGTGATGGTGTAGGTGATTTTAAAGTTACACCGATTGTATCAGTAATCATGATTTTATTTGTATGACCTTCAGGAAAAATAACCTCAACATCATCCAAATTTGTTTCTAAATCATACACGATACCGTCATCACTATCTTCTACAGAAAATTTTACGATATTACTTACCGAATACGCCCGAAGTTTAATAAACAAATATTCTAAATCATATACAGGAATATTTTCAACATTAAACTCTTCACTAAGTACACAGTTTTGTACTACTTGTTTTACTGCTGCATAGATATCCTTATCTTCCTTTGACTCTTTTGAGATAAGTAGAATCTTTTCTTCTTTAACCAAAAAAGGTCTGATAAGTATTTCTTTTTGTGTCGACGGTTGTACGATTGCAAAAGTCGGCGACTGTATTAATGGTAAACCCATAATCTAACTCCAATTAACTAATTTCAAATCTCGTAAATCTATAACTAACATTCAGTTTAGCAATATCATCTGTTTGACCCCAATTTAATGCTATAGGTTCAACAACTGTAGGAAATGCTTCAATGAATTTAATCGTTTTTGCTAAATCACCCTTTCTATTATATACGAACACATTCATATCAATAGCATATTTAGCTAAATATTTTGCACCAAATTTTTGAGCTCCATCTAAATCAACAATTTCATTTGCCCATGCTCTATAGATTGCATATAAATCTGCTTTCTCATCCAAGAAATGATTCATCGAAACTTCTTGTGGCATATACTTATATGGAATATTATAGATTTTACCATTGCCATATGGAGAAAAATTATCTACCGACATAAATGCAACACCTGGCAGATTTACGCCTTCTGTTCTCAATTGCAATTCTTCTGTGCCACCGATTGGCGGTGCAATATTTACAGTAAAGGAATGTGAAGGCAAGGTGTCTTGCAATCTAGATTTCCATTGACTGAGATTAATGGCCATTATTGTTGCCCTAAAATAAGTTTCTTAGAATCACGATATACACGTGATTTCTTACCTTTTCTAAATCTCTCTGTTGGTAACATCAGAGCGATATCCCATTCTTCATACGGTATCCATAAAAAGCGTGATCTAATATGGTTATTTAGATACCGTTTGACAGTAGGTCTAAAGTATTTATATCTAGCTACGGAATTTAATAAACCATAACTTAGACGTAGTTTTTTTGATTCGCGAACTTGATCCATTCGTTCTATGGCATATAATCTATCCATCAACCGAGCTCGGTATATCGGTGGCAAATAATGTAGATTCATACCAAGAAAACCATCATTATATCTTTCGAGAACGAAGATAAGAGGAAAGATGTCATAGTAGGGCAATGTTTCTTTGCCCTTTGGATCGTATTGAAACATATACATACGACCAACATCAAGCTCGGTCATTTTTTGAAATAGCCGTTCTTTGTTTCTTAATTCGCGGCGTGTATTAACTTGTTTGACTGCACCTGCTGTATCTCTGTACCAGTCCCGTGCTTCTTCGTCACCAGGAAGTTGACCTTCGGCTTTACCTTGTTGTGCTATCTGTTGAAAGATATATGTTGCCATTAGAATTTAAGTCCTAGTTCTTTTTCTGTAATAATCACAAAATCCCATCCTCTACCCTTACAATATTTTCGAGCTTCGGTCCATTTCGCACTATTTACACCCCACGTCTTCACTTCATATAAATACTTTTTAGTGAGAGTTTTTTGCGGAGTTGGCTCTATGGTTTCTTTGAAAGGTTTAATTTCAACTACGACCACATCAAGTTTGCCTTCTCTGTTAATCTTTTTCACCCAAAAATCCGGATAGTATCGATGCATACGACCATCAATAGGAGATCGATAAGGAATAATTAGTTCTTCACTTGCCCACTCATGGACATCAGGGTGGTCATCTAAATATTTCATGAACACCAGTTCCCATCGACTTCTATAAATAATATTGTGAGCGTCTCCTTTATACTTTACCGGATTACGAGGCTTGAAGATGCCCTTATAAGTCTTCATACAACTATTTATAGGACAAAATAATGCCTACAAACGATAAGATAAAATCTGCGGCAACGAAAGCACTGAATACGAAAATAAAAAATGTTGGAGCCGGTGCTGCGCAATTATCGAGTAAACTATCTTTTAATGAAAAGACACAAATTAATGCCATTAAAGACTTAGGTAGTCCATCGACGACAGCCGGTAAGTTACAATCAGATTCTACTGCTGCATTAAATAAATTGTCCAGAACTCAAAACTCTGCCATGAATATCGGCGCCGACATTGCTGGTAAATTAGAATCTCAAGGCGTTTTCAACAAGAATACAAAAGCTTTATTGAATGGATCATTACAAAGTAGTGTACAAAATAAGATACCTTTGACTCAAGAATTTCCAAAGTTACCTGTTGATTTGTCAAACTGGAACAATCGTATCCCCAGTAATTTTAAAACACCTCAAGAAAAAATGAAAAACGCTAAAGAAGCGCTTACTGGTATCTCAGACTTTAGATATAACGGTGTCATTTATCCTGCAGATCTTGTACAAGAAGCGGCTGCATATGTAAAATTACAATTCTTTACTTATACTCGCGGCGATCCGTTTGCAGCTGGCTCAGTCAATCCTGCGGAATTTATATCACTACCTTTGCCTGACAATCTTAGTTTTGCATTTAATGTCAAATATCAAGAGCGTGATACTGGTATTATGGGAGATGTGATGAATTCTTCTGTTGCTCAAGCTGCTATTAATGAATCTGCCAATAAGAAAGGTGCGGAAAGAATGAAATCTGCAGGCAGTGCACTCATTAATAGTTTATCTGAATTGACAGGCGATGATGCAACGTCGGCGGCTGGTCAAGTCGCGATGCGAGCAGGATTCGCTGCATTAGAAAGTGCAAATGATATAGCAGGAGGATTGGCTGGACAAATTGTTGGATCTATTCCTAATCCACATCCAACGGTATTTTTTAAAGGCATGGAACTTCGACAATTCCAATGGTCATGGAAGTTTGTACCAAGAAGCGAGCAAGAAGCTAACGATTTGACTCAGGCATTGACTATGATTAAGAGATTTATTTTGCCCGAGAAAGAAAATAATTTTCTTAAGTATCCAAAAATGGTTCAACCTATTATTGAGGGTGACAACGTTGCAATGTATGGTACATTTAAAAAGGCTTTAGTGAGTGCTTTTAGCGTTAATTATACAGGCGAAGGTCAATCTGCTTTCTTTGTAGATGGTCAACCAGTTTCAATTTTATGTAATATGACTTTCCAAGAAGTTGAAAATTACACATCAGGCGACGCATAATGAAACATAATCAATATTTCAGAAAGTTTCCTCTAATCAGCTATAATGGAATTCCATCAGTTGATATCTTAACACGCGTAGATTTTCAATCTACTGTTAGAAAATATTTTGATGCTTTTTTTCAATACACAATGCAAGATGGCGAGAAGATAGAAGACATCTCATTTAATATGTACGGGGATGTTGATTTAGATTGGTTGTTATTGCATGCTAACGATATCATTGATCCCTATTACGACGTACCTCTTGATAATCAAACATTTGATAGTAATATTCGAAAAAAATATGGATCAATTGAAACAGCTTTAAGATCTGTATATGCGTATAGAAATAATTGGAGAAGCGACGAAACAATATTATCTGTCGCAGCATATAATGCATTGCCAGGTGAAAGAAAAAAATACTGGCAACAGGCACAAGGTGCGTTAGGCATGACTCTAGGTTATGAAAGAAGTAGAGAAGACTTTTTAACCTCTACAAATATAATCATTTCTCTTAGCTATGCTGATGGAGAAGAAGATGAATTCGAAGTAGGTTCATATGTATCTAGTGATACGGCTACCGCTCAGGTCGCAGGATCTTTAAATGGCATAGTAACGTTACAACATATCAATGGTGATTGGGACAGACAATCTGATTTTGTTGTTAATGCAGTGGATGGTTCAAAGTCAATAACTTTAAAAGCTAATTCATATAAAAAATTATATGACGTAATACCAGAAGTTGAGCAAATATATTACTCACAATATAGTGTATATGATTATGAATTTGATATAAACGAAAGAAGAAGAGACATATATTTGGTGCAAGATGCATCAACGTCTATCCTTAATAAACAACTTACAGACTTATTGAAATAAATCATGGCTGATCCTTCTGAATTTGATGTATCTGATGTAATTATTCCGAATAAAGAGGTTATGCTTTATTCGTTTAATAAATCAAAAAAACTAAACATCTATCCACAGGTCACTGGGATCGATATTTTCGAATCCCTTGACAATTATACTATCACAGCAGAAATTTATATTGCTGATGGTATAGAACTAATGAATGAATTTCCACTAGGTGGAGAAGAAATAGTCGAAATTACTTTGCAAACACCTAATCGCGATTCACTTACGTATGAATTTTTTGTCGAAAGTATTCAGGGTTTGACTGTTAACACACAACAGAATTTACGTTCATACAGATTACGTTGTGTTACAAAAGATTTTCTTAAAAACTCGTTTAAAGTATTTACACGTAGATATAAAGATTTAAAATACGATGAAGCATTACAAGAACTATTAAATACGGATTTAGGTTCTGAAGTATCTCTTATGACAACAGAAAGTACAAAAGGAAAATTTGATTATGTTGTCAATAAAGTCAGACCCTTTCAAGTGATAGATATAATAAAAGAAAGAGCTGTATCAGCTGAAGGTAATAAGTCTTCGGCATTTGTTTTCTATCAAGACTCTAAAGGATATCATTTTCAAACAATTGAAAAACTAATAAAAGATAGAAAAGGTGGTGCTAGCCAAAAAGAATTCTTTTATGATACATCAAATAGAGCAGCAGAATATGATAAAGTAATTAATGCTAGAAATATGTTGGCTTATGAAATTATGAAACAAGGTTCTTCTATTACGAAAGTAAAAGATGGCGCAATGAGATGTCAATTTCGTGAATTTGATATTTTACGAGGAACATATTGGCCAGTACAAGAATATAATAATCCATCGGATCAAGCTTTGTTTGAAAAAACTGATGATTCGAATGATTTTAATAGCGCAGATTATAATTCATTTACTACTGAATTGCCAGCTGTTACAAGAATGATGGTAAAAGATGGATTGCGTCCTGAAATGGAACATAATAAAAATGTACATTATCAGAGACCGTTTATACAACGTATGCAACAATATGGTGTAAGAGTAAAAGTATATGGTGATACTGGAATAAGGGTTGGTGATGTTATTAAATTAAATATACCAGATATATCAGGCACAACTACGACACCGAAACAAGCTCAAATTTTTAGTGAAAACTATATCGTAGTAAATCTAAAACATCAACTTGAAAAAAGATCTAATTCTGATTTCGAGCATTTTTTAATAATGGAAGTGACGAAGCCAAATCAATACAGCAAGTCATTGGGGTAAATTATGTCATATTATTCTATGGGAGATTCTTTTAAATGGTTCATGGCTCGGGTCATCGATATTAAAGATCCCGAATCATTGGGCCGTGTAAAGATTCGAGTGATTCATGATCAAACTGGTGAACTAGGTAAAAAGACAAAAACATTTGGCATTTTAGATGACGATTTATTGTGGGCATATCCAATATCTGCTATTCAATCTGCCAGTTTATCATGGAAAAAAGTAGTAGAGCTTGAAGAATATCCAGTGCCCGATTGGATTGATGCTGTTGGTTTATCTCCTACCGGTATAGCAGTTGGCTCGTATGCATTTGGTTTTTATTTAGATGGTCATGAAGGAAACATTCCACTCATCTTTGGTACGTATCATAAAATCTCTGCATATCCTGAACCACCTACAGATCCACAAACTGGTGAGATGCTGCAAATCAAACCACCGGAAGAAGATAAACCATATTATGATGTTGCTGCTTTAGCTAAAGGATTCTTATTCGATCCTGAAGCTGAGGAAACGCGGCCTGGTCAAACATTACCAAAAGAACCATATTCTATAAGCTCGTTATGGAAAGAGAACGAGACCGATCTGGCACCGGTTGATGAGTTTGTAACAGCATATAATGCAGAATATCCATATAATTTGACTTATACAACAAAAGCCGGACATGCCATTGAATTGGATGATACCATTGGTGCAGAAAGAATTCATATCTGGCATAAATCAGGTAGCTATGAAGAAATATCATCGGGTACTAATCCAACAATCGATGATGATGATTCTAAGGAATGGCCACTCGATGGCCCAGTAGGATATAGCTATAAAACGGCAGGCGGTGTAGATGAGAATGAATATGATGGTCGACGTAATCGAAAGACAATGGATTCATTTTTTGATACAGTAATTAAAGATAAGAACGAACTTACTTTACGTGATCATAATACCGAAGTTGCTAATACCGAATCAATAAAAATTGGCAACACACAATTTGTAACTATAGGTCATAAAGTATGGCCAGGCAATCGTATTAATGATAATGGCGAGACTGATTATGAGGGCGGTGGTCTTGCTGAATTAAATTCATATTTTGATGTAGCTAATAATACATCAGTCACAACTGGTAATAATTATCTTTTGCAAGTAGGATATGTTCCTGATGCAGAACGTAGATTCAGAGATACAGGTGATCCTATCGATGAATTTAATTATCTGGTTGATGTGGCAAATAATGTTGAATGGACATCGGGTAATAATTTTAATCTCGCTATAGGATATGGACATAAAGGTGAAAGAGACTTATTAAAAGAAGATGAATTTAATCTGATTATTGATACTGCTAATAATTCAGTATATACATCTGCAAACAATTCTCAAAGATGGGTTGGATATGGTAAAAGCTCGCGAGTACAATTAGGAGAATTTGAAGATAGAACAGATGTTGCAAATAATCAGTATTTAAACGTAGGTAATAATCAAATAATTACAATTGCCAATAATCAGAATGTTTCTGTTGGTGCAAATTGTGTGGTAGCTATAGCTGATAACTGTACAGTGACTATTGGTCAAAATTGTAGTATTACTGTTGGAGGCAATGCTACGATTTCAGTGTCTGGTACTATGGATATGAATTCAGGTGGTGCTATGAATATTAGTAGTGGAGCATCTATAACGATGTCCGCACCAACGATTGATATCAACTAATGCCAGCTGCAGCAAGAAAAGATGATGCGATCGCATGTGGTTCTAAGATCAATGCGGGTTCTGGTAACGTTAATATAAATGGTAAAGCTGCAGCCAGAAAAGGTGATGCATGTGTTGAACCGGGTTTTTCTGACCATGTTATAGATGAGGGATCAGGCACAGTAAACATTAATGGTAAAAAAGCAGCGCGTGTCGGTGATAAGGTTACGACTCATACGAAGTCTCCACCTGAACACGTTACACCAGCAATTAGTGCTGGTTCTGGTAATGTAAATATAGGCGGATAAATAAGAAAAATAAGTAGGACACTTATATGGGCGTCAGAGTAGCAAAACAAAATGAAGAGTATAAATTATCAGGTCGGGTAGATGATATCTATTCCGATTTTAATCATACTTTTCGAGCACACCCAAACACTGGTCAAATCGTAAGAAAAACGAATGTTGATGCAGTGAAATTGGCTTTGCGCAATTTGATTTTGACTAATAAATATGAGAGACTACGCAATCCTCGTTATGGTGGAAATATACGACGATATCTGTTTGAAACAATTGAACCGCGTATTGAATCAGAGATTGCGCAAGAAATTGAATATATGGTTCGAAATTATGAACCACGAGTTCAGTTAGTAGAGACAAAAGTAAAAGCATCGGAAGAAGATCAAGCTGTTTACGTAAGATTAATATTTTATACAGTAAGCGCTAAAGATCAACAAGAAATTGATTTAGTATTGTATAAGGTAAGATAATGGCAAAAACAAAAGCGGGCTTCGGTGTAGCCGTACATGAAAGAACACCAAAAAGCACTTCTATTGGTAGAGGTAAAATCAAAATGTCGTCCATGAATAAAAAGAAGAAAGCGTCTTATAAAAAATATAGAGGACAAGGCTAATGGCCACTAGTAACGATCTAACATCATTAGATTTCGATTCGATCAAGGAAAACTTGAAGACTTATATGAAGTCTCAAGATATTTTTCAAGATTATGATTTCGATGGATCTAATCTTAATGTGCTGCTCGATGTGTTATCATATAATACGTATTTAAACGCTTTCTATTTAAATATGATTAGTAACGAAATGTTTCTCGATACAGCATTATTGAAAGACTCTATTATTTCGCATGTAAAAGAATTGAATTATATCCCTCGATCATTTCGATCTGCCGTTGCCGAAGTTAATATTACATTAGTCGATTCATCTGATGATGCTACTATTCTTTTACCTCGAGGTACTACATTTACCGGCACATCAGGTAATCGAAATTTTACTTTTACTTTAGCAGAAAATGTACAAGCTATTAGTACTAATGTAAATAATGAATTCGTCGCTTCTAATGTAATTATTCATGAAGGAGATTATGTAAGTGATTCATATGTTTCGAATGACTTAAGTCCAGTCAGATATGTAATTAAAAATAAAACCGTTGATACTAATAGTATTCGCGTAACTGTAATTGAAGATAATGGTGCTGTTGTAATTAATTATACTATTAGAGATAGTCTTTTTGGTATTGATTCGACAGATACGGTATTTTTCTTACAAGCTATGGAAAACGATACTTATGAAATTTTATTTGGGGATGGTGTAATTGGCCGGCCGCCTAAAAACAATTCAATTGTTTTAATTGAATATCGAACATCTAATGGTGAATTGCCAAATGGTATTGCAACATTTGTAGCAGATGACGATATTGGAACGGCTACAGTTACTAAAATCGAAACATTATCAAAGGCATCAGGTGGTTCAATTCCGGAATCACTGTCATCAATTAAATTTAATGCGCCGCGCGCCTTTACAACTCAAGAACGTGTAGTAACGGCGGGTGATTATTCAACATTATTAAAAGCAAATTTTTCAGAAATAAATGATGTACTCGCCTATGGTGGAGAAGAATTTACACCACCACAGTTTGGTAAAGTTATTGTAGCAGTAGATTTAAATAATACAGATGAATTACCACAAACTTTTAAAGATAAGTATTATGATTTCATTAAACCTAGAAGTCCTCTATCTATCGATCCAATATTTGTAAAACCTGAATACACATATGTGAGTGTAAAAACAAACGTTAAATATGATATTGGTCAAACATCTTTGAATGTTGACGATATTCGCAGTCTTACTATTTCTGCTGTACAACAGTATAATGATGAATTTTTAAATGGCTTTGGTAAAACATTACGTTTTAGTAAATTAACTGCTGCTATCGATGATGTACAACCTGCCATTATTAGTAATGATACAACAGTTGTTGCTACTAAGTTTATTCCATATGATGAGAATAGACAAAACTATACGTTAGATTTTTCTATGCAAATTGAAGATAATCGTGGACAGAAACGAGGTAGGCATGCTTCAAAACAATTGTCAGCTGTTTATAGTTCAGCATTCCAATTCCAAGGCGATGAGTCTTTCATAGAAGATGATGGTGAAGGCAATTTGTGGGTTGTAAGAAACGTAACAGATAATGATGATATTATTGAACATGAACAAGTCGCTAAAATTGGTTCTGTAGATTATACTCAAGGTTTAATTATTATTGAAAACTTTGCTTCATCACAAGTATATGGTGGTAATTTAAAGATTTCAGTTATACCAAAAGATAGCGATATCGAAGCACAGAAGAGATCTATTCTTCGTGTTCTCGACGAAGATATTGTAGTTAACGTGCAACAGGTTCGAATCTAATGGCTATAGATTTTACAAAAAATATAAGCAATCTTGTCGCTGATCAATTTCCTGCGTTTTATCAGGAAGAAGGCGAAATGTTTATTGCTTTTGTAAAAGCATATTATGAATGGATGGAAACTGAAGGTCAGGTTCTGTATGGTGCACGAAGATTATCAGAATTTAGAGACATCGATAAAACTGTCGATGATTTTATTCTACGATTTAAAAACAAATATCTAGCAAACATTCAATTTAACGTTGCAACTAACAAGCAGTTATTCATCAAAAATGCTTTGGAATTTTATCGAGCCAAGGGTTCTGAGCGCGCCGTTGATTTATTCTTCAAACTCGTATATGGATTAGAAGCACGAGTTTATTATCCCGGTGATGATCTATTTAAATTATCTGATAACACTTGGCAGAATGAACGCTATCTTGAAGTCATTCCAAATAGAGATAACTTAAATTTTGTAGGACAGCAAGTATTTGGAGCAATCTCCGGTGCGACGGCTTTTGTAGAAAGATTAGTGCGAGTAAAAAAAGGCTCGCAAATGATAGAAGTTTTATATCTATCTGGTTTAAATGGAGATTTTCAAACAGCAGAAAATGTTATCACTCGAAATTTAGGTGATAATAATGTAACAGCTCGAATAAATGGCTCACTTACAAGCTTTGAGATTTTAACTTCTAGTGGCGGATTTGATGTAGGTGAACAGGTATATGTTGTAGATGGTCGAGGAAAGAAAGCAAGAGCCTTCGTAAAACAAACCACTGACTATGTAGGTATCGTAGAATTTAAACTTATCGACGGTGGTTGGGGATATTCTAACGAAGCACAAATTATTGGTTCAGAAAGATCATTCAGATTTGATAATATAACATTTGAAGACACAGATTATTTTTATCATACAGATTTAGAAAGACAATTTCAATTAGTTACACAAGACTTGGCTCTTATCGACTTAGATCCAAATTCTGTTAATACTGAAACAGCATTCCAATTGAGTATTGGTACAAAAATATATGCATATGAGAATAATGATCCATCAACCTATCCAACACCTTTATTTGAAGCAAAAATTGTAGAAAAAAACTCTACTTCTAATACAATGGTAATTAATTATATTGAAGCAGATTATATCGATGCGAATGGTGATATTATTTTAGATTCGAATAATAATATTGAATTATTCGGTAATACTGTCACAGAATTCTATACATCGACAGATTCAGCTGGTACAGGCGGTGCAAACACAGATCTGACAATAAACATTGATAGTAATGCGGCTGCTATCACAGATGTAAAAGCACAAGCAAATATTATTGCATGGGGTGATACTTTTACAATTGAATATACTGGCGGAAATTTAAATGCTGGTGATGTATTATATCAACACGAAGATATAGCAGAACAAAGATATAGTTATTATAGTGTAGCAAATACATACGCAATTGTTGATGACGGAAGTCAAAAACAATATGCTAATGTAAAACGCAGTGTAGGTTTTCCGCGAACTAATAGAATATCATATCGCGAAACTGATGGGCTTGAAATTAGTATTGTTGATATTTCAAATGTAGAAGCCGGTGCTATTAGTTTTGGTAATGACTTAGTTAATCAGACTCCATTTAAAGATTTTGCAAATACATACAGTTCGAACACTGGTTTTCATTCTGCAAAAAACGATAGCTTTACATATACTCAGGCGGCCATATTTCAAATAGATGAAAGATCTGAATTGCAAGGTTTAACACAATGGGCATCTGGCGAAGTCATTAATACCGAAGCAAATCAAATTATTCATGGTGGTTCAGCATCGGCTAATTTGACAGTCGCAATCGATTATGTCAATGAAAATGGACTAGGCAGTGTTGACTTTGCTAATACTACACTTGCAGATGCTTTGTCGATTGATACCAATTTACAAAAAGAATACGGTTCAATACAGGCGATTGTAACCACGGCACAAGGTCGAGAATACTCACGTGACCCATTCTTTATTGTATATGAACCTGATTTTTATCATTGGGACCGATATGATTTTTATATCAAATATAAGTTAGAACCACAAGTAAAAGCTTTTCGAATCGGTGAAAATATTGTTACACTAAACGGAAATCCAGAAGCAAAAGCTCGTATATACGAACATAACCCAACAACCGGTGAAATTAAAGCCCGTCGAATTAAAGTATCTGATTATGATGATGTTAGAAATATTAGTTTGATTACCGGTAATAGTGGTAGTGGTACTGTTACAGTAACTGTTACTGCTAAACATACTATAGAAGATGGTGATGTAGTTTCGATTACAAATACAACCAATTTTAATGTTGCTGATGTGGTAGCTACGAAGATAGATGAGTTTACATTCGAATATGCAGCAACCATTGTAGCTGCAGATGAAACAACTGGTAACATAACTGGTAATATTGAAGATCACGTTTGGTTAAGTGATGACTTTAGAATTGGTGATACAATTACTGGTGAACAATCAGACGTCTCAGCTGATATTGAAGTTGTAGATGAAATGCGAATGCAACCTCGCACGGGTTTAAATGCAGACGTCGACGCTAGAGCATTTAGTGGTAGTGGTTTTGCGACTGAGATCGAAGTATTAGATTCTGGTTTTGGTTACTTTGGTAAAAGATATGCTGCAGGCGTATTAACAGAACAAGCTAATAGACCTGCGATTCCTGGCGAAACTTTAAATTTAAAATCGGCTGTTGACGAAGATAGAACTATTCAAGCTTATGGTTTCCTTGGTAAACAAGGTGTAGCTCCGGGTGTACATCCAAATCGAAAATCATTTTTAAGTGAAGACAAATATCTAGCTGATAATGATTTCTATCAAGAATATTCTTATCAGGTATTAACAGCCTTGCCGTTCGATAAATATAAACAAACGTTGATCGATGTGTTACATGTTGCCGGCACAAAACCATTTGGTGGTTATGTAGGAACATCTATATCAAATTTAAATATTCAGACGTCGACTTCGATGGCTCAATATACAATTAAGCAATTCCCGATGTTTGTTAATGATCAGTCCTTCTTTACACATACGGCGACATAAATATAAATTTAGGATTAAAATAAGTCATGGCAAAGACACTCATACCATCAGAATTTAAGACTCATATAATTGATCAGCTGATCGAGTCTGTTACTGAATCTGCAAATACAGTTTATTATGCATTTATCGGTGATCATATCGCTGCAGGTGCAACTGAGGAAGAAGTTGATCAGCCTGTTCAAAACTATAATTCAATTCAAATACAAACATATCGAAATATGTTAATTGGTAAAAGAATGAGTTTTGATGATATTAAATTTATGATTCCTCGTTATGACTGGGAAACAGGTACAGTATATGAAATGTATGATGATACTGTAACTAATCTACTCGACAAAAATTTCTTTGTATGTGTTGATGAGAATGCATATAAGCATGTTTACAAATGTCTCTATAATGCCAATGGCGCACAAAGTACATCCAAGCCATTATTTAAAGATGCACAGTACGATGCAGAATTATATGAAGAAGGCGATGCATATTATGAAACAACAGATGGTTATCAATGGAAATATATGTATTCTATTGATTCGCGTACTTTTTCTAAGTTTGCTACTCAAAAATATATTCCAGTAACAGCTAATACTACTATTGAAGCCAATGCAAGTGAGGGATCGATCGACGTAATTAGAGTTATATCTACTGGAAAAAACTATAGAAATTCAAAATCGGGTCAATTCATTGCTGAAGATTTTAATCGTATTACAACCACGATTGCCGATGGAGCAGGCATTGCTGATCCGACTCTATGGTATCGTATTCGCGAAGCTTCGCAGGTAGAAAATTTCTATGCCAACACTGTGATGTATCTTACGAGTGGCACTGGCTCCGGAGAATATAGATCAGTTGTACAATCTAAATATGTTACAGGCGTTGGAGTTGTTGTAAAAATCGAACAGCAATGGACACTAGCACCTGATGATACTACTACATATGAACTATCACCAGAAGTTAGAATTACCGGAAATGGTGATGAATCAGTAAAAGCCATTGCACGTGCCGTGATTAATACTGCAGCTGCAGATAGTATTGATCGAATCGAAATGTTAGAAAATGGAAGAGGATATACATACGCAGTAGCCGATGTCTTAATTGGTGCACCTGCAGATGAAGATCTCGAACAATCGGGTGTGTTAATTGAAACTACACCTGCACAACTTAGACCAATTATTTCTCCTCAAGGTGGCCACGGCGCAAATACTGCAGTTGAATTGGGTGCTAAACATCTAGCGATGTACATGAAATTTAATAGAGACGAAACTGGTTTGATTGCAACAGAAAATACGTTTGGTCAATTTGGAATCGTAAGAGATCCAATGTATGCAAACGTTGAAATATATTATACATCTCCCACTGGTATTTTTATTGAAGATGAAGCCGTCGAACAATTTATACCATTAAAATTAAATGGAACGTTTAATGCAAACACTACATTGCAAGATGGAAAATTTGTGCAAAGAACAGACGGATTAGAAGATAATTACGCTGAATTTTTTGACACAGGCGATAAGATCTATATAAAGAATGCAGATAATACTGATCAAGTTTTTATGACAGAAGTTGCAGTGGGTTCAAATACTACCGCGATTTCATTGAAAGATGAAATCGCTTTTCTTGTTGATGGATTTGATTTTAATGTTGAAGTCTTTAGGTCTAAAACAGTTGCAACTGCAAAAATTACAAACACAAATCCACCTGTAGCATCACCGGGTGCTACTGCGTTCTTATGTGATAAGGTAGAACCTAATTTTGTGGTCGGCGAATTAGTATATGGTAGAACATCGCGTGTCGTAGCAGAAGTCACTGGTATTGATATAAATAATAGGATTAATAGTAGTACTGCAACATTTAACTTTGCTGATTACAATCAAATGTTAAAAATTCAAGGTACTACTACTGATACACTAGAATATAATGAAAAAGTAAGACAAGTACCTTTTAATACTGCTGAAATTCAAGGTGCTTCTCCCATCGATGCAACTGGATTTATACATTCGTGGACAAGCGATCAAATAAATCTAACAAGAGTCGAAGGTGATTTTCAATCCGGAGGAAATGAAATTACTGGAGACAACAGTGGTGCAGTTTTTGAACGAGTGCCAGGTGATAACTTCGATATCACATACGGAGATCTAGATCCAAATGAAGGATCGATCATATATATACAAAATGATATACCTGTTTCCAGAGAACAGAATCAATCAGAAGAAATTCGAGTAATCTTGGAGTTTTAATCAATGCCCCTTACTACAAATTTATCGGTTTCTCCTTACTTCGACGATTACGATACAAATAGCGAATACTATCGTATCTTATTTAAGCCAGCAACGGCAGTCCAAGTACGTGAGATGAATCAATTGCAGGCTATGCTGCAACACCAGATTGAAGAATTTGGTGATCATATATTGAGATCCGGAACGATTTTATCAGGATGCCAATTCTCATTTAAATACTCAATGCCATACGTTAAGATTCTCGATAATGCAGAATCTGGTGCAGCGGTTGATGTAGCTCGATATACTGGTTACTTTGTTGAGGGGCAAACAAACAAAGTAAACGCACGAATTACTCATACAATTGCAGGTTTTGAAGGATCTGATCCTGATCTTAACACCCTATATGTTGAATATACTGATTCCGGTACTAATTTCGATATTGATGGTTTTGTAGAAGACGAAGTATTAAAAATTTATTCTGCGGATAAAAGACTACACGATATTATTATTACCGACCCGTCATCAGGCTTTGCTAACTCAGATACTGTAGTTATTTTGTCTGCAATTGAAGTATCAAACGTAACATCTGGTACATCTGAAGGTATATCATTAGGATCATCTGAAGTATTATTGGATGACAGTGGCACACCGACGGTTCGTGTTGAAACATACGCTGCACAAGAAGTATTAGAAGAAGAAAATACTGTATTACTTCGTATTAAACCAGTTGATTCTGATTTGGCGCCAACGCCAGATGCTACATTCTGGGAAAATTTGGAAGAAGGTACAACTCTTATTGGTCAAACAACCGGTCAAGAAGTAAAAGTTGTTAAGATTCGAGGAACTGGTGCAACAGGCAAAATTACTACAACTCGTACTGGTTCTATTGCATCAGCAGAAATTTCTACTGGTGGTAAAGATTATGATATATTACCATATGTAACTCTTTATTCTACAACTGCAACTACACTTCAGGTTGGCCAATTAACTCTTACTGCACAGGATTATGTAACTAGAGTTAAAGTTGCATCATCTGCACAGTTTACTGATCCGATTGGTTATGGTTTTGGCGTTAATGTAACTGAAGGTAAAATTTATCAGAAAGGTCATTTTCTAAAAGTTGATACTCAATTTGCAATTGTCAGCAAATATTCTAATACTCCATCAGATTTGTCGGTTGGTTTCGATACAACTGAATCGATTGTAAACGTTTTTACAGATTCTACGTTGTATGATAATGCACAAGGTTTTTCAAACGAAGGTGCACCGGGTGCTAACAGACTTAAATTAATACCAAGATTGGTTGCTAAAACATCAGCTGAAGAAGAATCTGATGCTGCATATTTTCCAATTATTAAATTTAATAATGGTCGACCTTTTGCTATTAATGAACTGACACAATACGGTAAGTTAGGTGATATGATTGCCCGACGTACCTATGAAGAATCGGGTAACTATACTCTCGATCCCTTCCGATTGGCCACTAAATCATCAGAAAATATTGCAAATACAGATACACATTTTACATATGTAATTGATCCCGGTCATGCATATATTAATGGTTATCGAGTAAAAACAATTGCTAACTTCATTAAAGAAGTACCTAAGGGATTGGAGGTTTTATCAGAAACCGCCCTTGGTCGAGATATGGAATATGCTAACTACATCATTGTTAATAATTTAACTGGTGTATTTGATTTTAAAAATGCAGATGATATTGAATTATATAGTACTGCTGCATCGAAGTTAGATGATGCAAATGGTCCTGCCAGTGGAACTGCCGGCATGGGTACACAGGTTGGTTCTGCTAAAATTAGAAGTATTGTATTAGAAAATGGAACACCGGGCACACCATCGGCAACATATAGACTTCACTTATTTGATATTACAATGCAATCCGGTAAAAACTTCCAGCGCGATGTACGAAGTGTATATTCATCTGCTGGATCATTATTTGGTGCTGCAGATGTTGTTTTGACATCTGGTAGTGAATATACCTTACGTGAACTAAAGAGCACAGGAACTGGTGATGCTAACGGCGAGTTTATACCAGCATCATATCGACAAAAAGCAGATATCTATGGATCAACAAATCAAAGTCTAATCGTAGATACTGGTCGAGCCACAACTCTTGATGGTGATGCAGCTAATAATGTTACATACACATATCGTACTAGTACAGATGATTTGACTGTAGGTTCTGCTGGTACAATTTCTATCAGTGCTGCAGCTTCTACGATATTTCCATATATTGGAAATCTTACAGATGCTGAAAGAAAAGAACTTATACTTGTACCTAATCAAGATTTAGTTGCAGGTTCGACTTTTGCATCTGGTTTGACGTTTACTACTGATACTTCAGGTACTTATACTCTTCTAACTGCAACAGCAGGTACACCTAATTTCTCTTCGAATGTTCAAGCAGGAGATTGGATTACAGATGGTGTAAATACTTCGCTCATCATTGAAGTAGTAGGACAAGATGCAATTAGAGTAATTAAAAATGGATCTTATCCTACAGCTGGCACACTAAAGCGCGTATTCCCCGCGTATGTTCCTATTAATAGATTTACTGCATCATCTACGGCACCTTATTCTTCGTTGATTGTAGATCTCGGTATTACATTTAGTTCAGATATTACTAATGCACTAACTGCAACATATAATTTAAAGAGTGAAAATACTTCACCAATAGCGTTTACTGTACGAAGAAAAAGATATGTCAAATTAACGACTGCAGCTGGTTTTACAAAAGAAGCAAATAGATCATTAGGTATACCGGGTATCTTTAGATTGCGCGCCGTATATAATGGTACGACAACAGCGGCAACAGATATTACAAATGAATTCTTTGTTGATATGGGTCAGACTGCTAATTATTGGGGTTTAGGATCACTTCGAAAAAATGATACATCATCTGTGTCATTAGCAGCAACGATTTTGGTCGAAGTAGATTATTTGGAACCAGCTGCCCGCGGCGGCTTAAAAACTGTTGACTCATATCCTATTGATGATGAAAAAGATTTAGATGCATTGACCACAGCTGGCACGAATATTCATAACCTTGAAATTCCTGTTATTACAGTACAAGGCATTACGTATGATTTACGAGAAGCATTTGACTTTAGACCATTTGTAGATCAAACTGCTGCTGATGCTACCACAGATGCAACAGCATCAACCGATCCGAGTGGAACAATTGCATTTACTGGTCTCAGTGGTCTAAAATTCCCACGGCCGCAGGGCGATATTATATACGATATAAGATCATATAAGGGAAGAACAGATGAGATCATGATCGATATTGATGGTGATTTTCATATTGCTCAAGATACCAACAAATTAGATAAATCAGATCCAAACGCGATTGTCTTATATAAGGTAGATGTTGCTCCCTATCCTAGTTTACCACAAGTATTGTCGACAGACATAACTACAATTCTATACACAAATGTCATCAGCGAACGCGATACTTCAGGATATCGTGGTGATCGATATTCTATCAAAGCTACCAGAATTGACGATCAAAATGAAGGTTATACAATGTCAGACATCGCAAAATTAGAGCGACGTCTAGAAGCATTAGAATATAATCAAAATATATCAGAACTTGAAGACTCAGTTAAGAATAGAAAAATCCCAAGTTCGGTAGATTCTACACTTGAAAGATTTAAGTTTGGTTTCTTTGTTGATAATTTTGAAAACTATGATCTGGCAAATATTCAAAATCCTGAATATAATGCATCAATTTATGAATATGTATTGCAACCAGCTCGTGGTACATCTACAATTGATTATAAGCTCGATGCACAGTCAGGACCATATAGAACAGGAAATAAAGTTACTTTTCCATTTTCACGCAAAAGATTATTATCACAAAAATTTGCTACTTATGGACCATATATTCCTGAGCCACAGCCACCTGCCATTACTGATGCATGTCAATTTGTATCGAATAGAAATACAAAGAATATAGGAGATTCAACGGGTAGTTGGTCTAAACTACAAAATGTTTGGGAAGAAGCTAGTTTCTTAGCACCCGATTTTACTGATAATTCAACTAGAAATATCGATCTTACTTTTTATATTCCGAGGGGCAAGGTTGCATTTGAAATTATTCAATCATCTACTAAGCCTACGCGTGGATTGGAAAATGCAAATATAGTTTGGTCAAGTGCATCACAAACACCAGTCGCCGTAACACCGCCTGATGCAATTGCTCTTTATAAAAAATTATATCCTGTTAAAAATAGTAGAAATTCAGCTATTTCATATGCCGATAATCCGTGGTTTGTAGCATTGTCTGCAGCCGGAACTATAACCTTGACCGGTTCACCATCGGGCACTATTAATTACAATTGTTTTAAAGGTGCTGGAAAAATTTCCATTCCTTATGATTATACAAAAGGAAAATGGATCACAGTACGTGCTATTAAGGGTGCTGAAATATTTAACTATGAAATCTGTTATCCTACAATTACAGTTGCTGATCCAATCTTTGACACAGGTGCGACCGAAAGAAATACACGACCACCTTCATCAGCTAAAGGCACATTCCTCTATACTAAATGTATTGGTACAACATTAGTAACATATGTTTCTGATGGCAATTATGGTACTCAAGTTGGTAATAGGGCTCCTAATTCAACTAAATGTGGTTATGTAATACCTGTTCCTAATCCGGTACCAGTGCCTGAACCTGTTATTCCTGCTCCACCTGCGTGTCCTCCATCTGGCACAGTAGCAAAAACATTTTGTACGGCTACTATTGATAAAACATTAAATACATTTGTTTTTACTGGTAAAAGAGGAACAAATGGTAAGTGTGCCATTAAATTGTCGACATCAGATCCAAATAATGTTCCAGTATGTAAATATGTGGCACCAAAACCACCACCGCCTGTTTGTACGAGTCCTGTACGACCAGCACCAAAACAAGACGATGGCTGTGATAATCCAACACCAACAAATCCGGATTGTTCAATTGCAGTAGCGCCACCGGTGAAACCAGCTGTACCTCCGGTAGTTGTTAGGCCACCAATCATTCGGGGAAGTCCTCCGCCCGTAGTACCTCCGGTGAAGGCACCACCAAAAGTTCCGCCGCCTATGCCGGATCCTTTGCCTGTGCCGCCTAAAGTGATTAAGCAGCCGCCAAGACAGCCAGCACCTAATCCAATACCGGATAAGGTACCTACTAGAAGGCCGCCGTATAGATCACCTTCGGTGCCGCCTAGCATTCCTCCGATTGCAACTAATCCGGTGACGCCGGCTACACCAGATCCAGCACCAAAAACAACACATGGTGGTCATGGATGCTTTGTAGCAAATACGAAAATATTAATGAGTGATTTCTCTTATAAGAATATTCAAGATATTGTCGTAGGCGATGAAGTTGTAGGTCAACATGGCGAGTTTAATGATGTTGTAGAATTGTTCCCAATTCCAGTTGAATTGAGACCGATGGCTACTATCAATGATAAACTAACATTGACAGCATATCATCCTATTTTAACCTCAGAAGGATGGCGAGCAGTTGATGCAGTTAAAGCAGCACAAATGCATCCTGATATGGAAATATCACAACTAGAAATTGGTGATACAATTATAACGTTAACTGATGCTGGTATGACATCTTCTGAAGTTGTAATAAATATTCATAAGTTTGATGATAGTATTGAAGTGTTTAACTTCCACGTTGATGGTGATAATACTTACACAGCCGACAACGTCGTTGTACATAATAAACTAACCAGACATATTAGAACTACTAGACTACATTAATAAGGTACAATAATGGCTCGTAAAAGATTAATAGGAAATTTAGCAGCTTTAAAGCAAAAAGATGATAATTTCTTTTCATTGCCTGAAAAATATGAGTTGAATCATGTGCCAGGTGGTTTAACTAAAATCAAAGCGGCTGGGTTAAAACCTAATACTCGTTATAAGGTAATGTTAGATAATAAACCCGGTCAACAATTTGAAGATGTGACTGATTTCTCTTTACCTATCGGTGAATCTATAAAAAATAATTTACACCGGGCTGGCAATAGAGGCATACTGACATATTTAAAAACTGATGATGCTGGTAAATTAGATTTAACGGTAATGAACTTTGGCGGCGATGCTATTAGTACTGTCGGTACTCCTACGGCTGGTCAACGTAGTGCAGTCGAACTGTGGAAACAATATCGGCAGCGTAGTAAGAGTCATGATAAAGGTCGGGAAAAAATTAAACTTATCGAGTATTCACAAGTTAATAATCCTGATTCTGATTCAAGAATTAAAACTGTAAAGTTTCAATATAATAGTAGTACAATTGATGACGAAGCTAATATTGGTGATGACGCGTTACCTCCGGGTATTATTGCAGATGCAACACTGCCAAAAACAGGTAAACATCGACCAAGACGACAAACCGAAACAACTGGTGCATTTTATCAAACGTTTTTCATTAATTCCAGACTTGTCGGTGGATCAAAAACTGTCGATATCACAGATGTAGTTTTATATTTACGAAGAAAGCCTGGCCAAACAGGTAATAGAAGCGGCCGAAAAAATCCGGGCATTAACGTTATTTTGTTGGAATGTAATGCAGATGGAAGTCCAAATATCAGTGCTCGATTTGAAGACGGTGTCGCTCGAGCAGAATGGCACGAAACTAAAGCTTCACCACTCGCTGCATCAGGTACTAGATTTGAATTCGATTCTCCAGTAACTGTTGACACCAATAAATCATATGCTCTTTGTATACAACCAGAAGATGAAGAATATATTTTTTGGTACAGTCAAAAAGGTGATTTATTATTGGTAAATGGTAATAGATCCGAACAGCGTTCAGGTGGATCATCAAAAGAACATCAAGGTGATTATTATCCTGCACGTACTTCTGCTAGTCGCGGTGCAGTCTTAAGTGCTAAGAGAGAACGACCTTGGCAACCTGATACAAATCTAGATTTAAAATTCGATGTAAATATTGCTGAATATAATATCGGTGATGTATCAGTAAACTTTATACATAAAGACTATGAATTTATACAATTAGTTTATGGCACAGACGATAATTGGATGCCCGGCGAATGGGTTTATAAAGATAAAACAGCAGATTCTACTGGTATTTCAATTACAGCAGGTCAAAAAGTTATTACCGGAACAGGAATGGCATCTGTTAACGACGGCGATAAGTTAGTTGTAATAGATGGTACAGATAGTACAATTGTACAAATATTTACAGTAGATACGAGTATCGCTGCACCGTCATCAACTAAAATATATGTAGAAGAATATTGTGAAAGAACAATTACTAATGGTAGTTTTAAAAACACAGTAATTGGAAGAATCGAAGTATATGATTTCGATTTTAAATTTATGAGATTGAATGATTCGTCAGTAAATGTTACACAATATGATGTGGATAATACTAAACGTTTTTGGGCAGCCGATACTATTATAGGTCATCAATCAGGATCTACAGGTACAATTGATTATATGGATACTCTTGATGTATCTATTTTTAGAACAGCTTGGAATGGTGATTTGCCTACTGAATTCGATGCTACATCTTATTACAAATTTGCAGAATCGGTTGGCGGTGGTGTATATGAATTAGATGATACTACTCCAAATATGTATTTGAACGCAGTAAATAATGTTGACTATACTGCTGAAATTCTATCAAAATCAATAGAAGTTGATCAATCTACTAATATGCATAATGCATCAAGCGATTCAAAATCATCTATACTTAATCTATCATTTGTTTATAATGGACAAAAAACAAAAGTCTATAATGTACCAGCTTTTGAAATTGATGAATTACAGGTTGTTGCTCATAGATTTGCTATTAACAATGATTCGACTAACGAACATACGAATGATGGTAATGCGATTACTAAACATATTTCTAAGAAATTAGAGTTTGATGGCCAAAGAGCCGAGGACATACGTGTTATTATTAATGCATACAGACCACGACAAACAGAAATTGAAATTTATGCTAAAATTCTAAACTCAGATGATCCAGCATCGTTCGATGATAAGTATTGGACCAAATTGACAAATTTATCTTCTATTGATGATTATTCATCATCTTTGAATAGAACGGATTATAGAGAATATGAATACGGATTTCCATTCTATCCACCTTCTGCAACAACATTGAGTGGAGAATATACGGCTACATTAGATAGTGCAGTTTTAACGACAACATCTGGAACTGGTACAGATGTATCAGCAGGCGACGTAATTAAAATTTATAGTCCTATTTTCTCAGATAATTATGGAGTATTTTCAGTTGAAACTTCAGATGCTGGATCAATTACATTGAATGAACCTGTATCAAATACCAGTATAGCACAAGATGGTTTAAAAATTGATACACTAACGACACCATATACTGCATTTAAGAATATCGAAAATGACGATATCGTTAGATACTTTGGTGTATCAGGTGAATCATATGATAACTATGATACTGTTGCAATAAAGATTGTGTTACTGGCGGAAGATCGTAAATTAACACCTAAAGTTGATGATTACAGAGTTATAGGAGTTTCTGCATAATGTCAGAAAGTTTAGTGAAGATTGATGAAGGTGTGTTTATAAATAATAATATCGATGAATTCGAACAATATAAATTAGCAAGACGCCGGGCAAAAAGAGAAGTAGATTTGTCAGCTCGTGTTTCACGGTTAGAAAACGAAATCGCAGATTTAAAAAAAATAATCAAAGATTTAACAGTAGGATAAAGTAATGGCATTACTTTCAGGTTTTGATCAGATAGATCCAGCTAACGACTCATTTAGCGATTGGTTACAAAAAACCAATGAGATGTTGTTGATCATCCGAGGTAACACAGTTCCCGGTACTACACAGGCAATGACTGCAAATAGTTTGCCCGGTGGTTCTATGACTTGGGGTAATGCGACACTCTTCGGTCAATTTACTGCCAACACAATGGTTGTACTCAATGATGGTGGAAACGACGGATCAGATGATAATGTTTTCGCTAACGGAAGCTTTGGTGGTTTAAGGGGCGGCAACTGGGATCCAGCAACTAATAATATTAGCGCCGATACACTTTACGTAGTTTCAAATACTACATTTACAGATGAAGGTAACGTTGTATATGTCGATACAATGTACGGTCTTCAAGTAGAAGCCAATACAGAACTACGACATGATGTTTTGTTCGTAGGCAATGGCGGCACAGCCGTTAATCCAAAGTTGAAGTGGGAAGATGCTGATAATATCCTCAGCTTTAATGATAATGTCCGTGCAGTCTTTGGTAAAGATTCGGGTTCAGAAGTTGTAGGCGGTACAGGTCAAGCAGAATTCTTATTTGTTGACGCAGATAGTCGAATGTATGTCAACACAGAGAACATGAACATTCGTGCAAATACTGACGTCAACTTTATTACAGATAACTTCGAGCTGAAGTCAGATATAGGTTCAGAACTTTATATCTCAGCTGATGTTGCAGATAACAGCACAGTCAAGCTATATTACGAAGGAAATCTTAGACTCTCCACGAATACTCATGGTGTTGTAGTCGATGGTGATACTATTATCAAAGATGACATCGTAATGTTTGATACCGGTCGAATCATGATGGGTGGAACATACCCATATGATGGCACACAAGATATTGCAACATATAACTTCCAGATTTATACTGATGGCACAGACGGTATTATTGTATCAGGTGATAAGGATCTAAATATTTTCGTGCACGAAGGATTCAATCTTACGAATGAGCCCGGTACGATAAACTTTATTACTGCAAATAACGATGGCTCGAGCGAAGTTGTTCTTTATAACAATGGTGATGCTCGTCTCGAAACAACAGGAACACAATTAGGTGAAGTACCGGGTGTAGAAGTATTTGGCGAAGCTAATACAACAACACTTCGAGTCAGAGAAGATGCAAACTTTGATGGATTTGGTGGACTTAATTCAAACAACGTACATTGGGATGCATCAGCAAATACGTGGAACTATCGTGACGCAACTAAGATTACTCTTGGTGACAGTGATGACTGGGAAATGTTTTATACTGCTGCCGGTCGAGCCTATTCGAATACGGACAATCAAGACATTCGAGCTCGCGACGATCTTAATATCATTTCAGATATTGTAGAAATTAAATCAGAACTCGGTAGCGAATTGTATATGTCGGCCGATGTTGCTGACAATAGCACAGTTAAACTTTACTACGAAGGCAATGTAAGACTGTCGACAAATACACACGGTATAGTTGTTGATGGTGATACAATTGTAAAAGACAATGTCGTAGTCTTCGATAATAATAAGATTTTGATGGGTGGCACATATCCATACACAGGCGCCGAAGACATCGCTGATTATAATTTCCAAATTTACACCGATGGAACTGATGGTATTATTGTTTCTGGTGATAAAGATCTAAATATTTTTGTACACGAAGGATTTAATCTTACTAACGAGCCTGGCACTATTAGCTTTATTACTGCTAATAATGACGGATCGAGTGAAGTCGTTCTTTATAATGGTGGTGTTGCTAGACTTGAAACAACAGGAACACAATTAGGTGAAGTACCCGGCGTTGAAATACACGGTGAAGCAAATACAGATACGTTAAGAGTCACAGAAGATGCTAACTTCGATGGATCTGGTGGATTAGATTCTAATAATGTTCATTGGGATGCATCGGCTAATACATGGAACTACCGTGATGCAACTAAGATTACTCTTGGTGATAGCGATGATTGGGAGATGTTCTATCTAGCAGCTGGCCGTGCATACTCTAACACCGATAATATGGATATTCGTGCTCGCACAGACATGAATATGATTACCGACACGTTTGAGTTGAAGTCTGAATCCGGTGCAGAATTATACATGTCAGCTAATGTAGCTGATAATAGCACAGTTAGATTATACTACGAAGGTTCTGAACGTCTACAAACAAATACACACGGTGTTGAAGTTACAGGTGAATTGGTAGCCAACGGTGGTATTGTTACATACAACGACCAACCAATCGAAATGGGTGGCGCGAACTACGCTGCAGCTCATAACTTTACGATTGTTACCGACGGTACTGATACAACAATTACAGAAACAGCTAATGATCTATTTGTTCGTGTACAAGATAATTTCCGTGTCACTGATGATACCGGTGTTACTTCTCTTATCGTAGCAAACACATCAGGCGAAGTAACTCTCTATCATAATAACAATCAAAAGTTACAAACAAATAATTATGGTATCGAAGTTACTGGCGAAGCTAATACTGGAACATTGCGGGTTCGTACTGACGCAAACTTCGACGGTACCGATGCTAATGGAGATATTTTATTAGATTCTAATAATATGTCATGGGATGGTAGTGCTAATACATTATATTTAAAAGACAGTTCACCAATTGTAATTGGTGATGGCGGAGATCTAAGCATTTATCATGACGGCACTAATAGTTATATTGAAGAAGCTAATACCGGTAGCCTTATTATCGAAGGTACAAATTTAGTACTAAGAGCGACTGACGATTCTCGCTATCTAGAAGGTATCGATGGAACTGGTACTCGACTTTATTCACCTGATGATACTATAGCATTAGTTGCAAACAATAATCAGATTCATATTACTGACCTCGCTAATACTTCAACTTTACGCGTCCGTAGTACTTCATTGTTTGAAGGTAGTATTGATATCGAAGGTTCTACAAGTGTTAATACTCTTACTTGGACTAAATCGTCCAATACACTAAACTTCGATGATGATAACTTCGCTACATTTGGTACAGGTGGAGATTTAAGCGTTTATCATGATGCAAATAATTCATACATTGAGAATATTACTGGTGAATTATATATTCAAGGCGATGGTATTACAATTAGAAGTCATACTGGCACTGAAGAATTTATAACTGCAGACGTAGGCGGCGCTGTCACTTTATATTGGGATGATGCAATAAAGCTTCAAACAAATACAAATGGTATTGAAGTTACAGGTCAAGTCATTGCATCAACAGGTTTTGTTACATATAATGATCAAAAGATTGAGATGGGTGGTACTAATTATGCAGATGCCCATATTTTCGAAATTTATACAGATGGTTCTAATAGCTATATTACAGAAACCGGTGGCGGCGACTTAAATGTTCAGGCCAATAATCTTATTTTAGAAGCTACAGATGGAACAGATTATTTTGTAGCTACGAGTGGTGCAAATACTACTATTCATCATGGCGACGGTACACAAATTCTAGAAATAAGAACTGACGGCGTCGACATTGAAGGCGAAGCTAATACTGATACGTTGCGTGTTCAAGGTAATGCTAAATTTGAAGGTACAGACGATACAATTTACCTTGAGTGGTTGGCAGGCACTAAAGTACTTGATTTTAACGATGATGTAAAAGCTAGATTTGGCGATAATCATGACCTAGAAATCTATAGCGACGGTTCGATTTCACATATCTTAGAAAGTGGTAGTGGTAATTTAGTTATTGAAGGTACAAATTTAACACTAAGAGCCACAGATGATACTAATTATATGGCTGCTACAGACGGTGGCAGTGTACAATTGTACTACGCAGGCGAAGGTGCGAATAACATAGTACGAGTTTCTACGACTAATCTTGGTGTAGATATTGAAGGTGAAGCCAATACTGATACATTAAAAGTTCAAGGCGATGCAGCATTCCAAAATGGTGGAAATGATGAAATAAATTGGGAAGCTACTAATAATATTCTAAATTTCAATGATGGTGTAAAAGCTACATTTGGTACTGATGATGATTTAGAAATTTACTTTGACGCTACAGGCAACAATTCAATAATTCGCGAAACTGGCGGCGGCGATTTATATCTTCAAGCTAATGGTATGATACTTGAAGATACATCCGGTAATAATTATGTTGATATGGTAGCTGGTGGTGCGGTTTCTTTATATCACAATGGTGCTACAAAATTAGCCACAAAGTCGACAGGTGTAGGAGTAACTGGACAATTAGATGTATCTACAAATATTGTAGCTGATGGTAATCTTACTGTAAAAGGTAATACAACACTTGGTGATGCTAATACTGATACTATTGATGCAGTGGCCGAATTTGTAAGTAATTTAATACCTGAAGCAAATACCACATATAATATTGGTAGCAGTGATAATAAATGGAATGATTTGCATCTAGATGGAGCCATGAATTCAGGCTCAATTCAAACTGGAATAATTGCCGGTGGCAATACTACAATTACCGGCGACGTTGATGCAACTACATTTACTGGTAATGGCGCTGCGATTACTAATTTAAATGCATCCAATATTGATGCTGGTACAATTGGTGATGATTATTTGCCTGATGAAATTTCATCCGATATTACCGGTACTGCAGCTCAAGCAAATACAGTTGAAATTCATACTTCTACAGACGATCAAGAATTTAGAGTAGCATTTACTGCCAATACTGCTGATTATCATGATATATATGCAGATTCTGGTTTATTATATAATCCAGTAGATAAGATACTATATGCTGACAATCTGACGGTCAATACAAATATTACTTTACCATCAGAAGTAACTTTAGCATTAGCAAATGTTACTGATCTTGAAGTGTCGAATACAGCAACAATTCTCAATCTAGAAGTAACATCGCTTGAAGCTAATGGCGTAGCATTTACCGGTACAGGTGGAGATGTAACTAGTAATGTAGCAACGCTTATCGATACTTTCCCAATCGAGCAAACTCGTGGATTTAAATACTTTGTTCATGGTGAAGTTACCAACGATGATACTAAAGGATATGCAGTTGAGATCAATGTTATAACAACTGATACTGGTGCTGATACAAAGATTTTCTACACTCGATATGGTGAAGTAGAGAGTGGTATGGCAGATGTTAATTTAGTACCACAACTCGCTGCAAATAATACTCATATCGATTTAATGGCCACGTGCGACTCTGCAACGGCTACTGATATTCATAGATTTAATGTACTTAAAATTGAAACAAGGGATAATGGTGTATAATGGCAAATGTAATCTATGATAAATACAAAGAAGCATTGATTAGTGCTAGTAATGATGTTGCTCTCAATGCAGGTAATTTAAAAGTATCACTTATAGATTCTGATGTAACTATGTTTGGATCTACAGATGAATTTTATGCTGATCTTAATTCGTCAGCTGGAGTGGCAGCTACAGTGACATTAACAAATGTTACAGTAACTAATGGTGTACTAGATGCAGATGACGTTGTTTTCGAAAGTGTGGCAAATACAACACCCGAGTCAGAAGCACTTTTATTTTGGATTGATACTACTAACACTGCTACTTCACGATTAGTAGCGTGGCTTGATACAAATATAGACGGGTTTCCGATTACGCCAGATGGTTCTAACGTAGATATTACGTGGAGTACTTCAGGCATTTTCAAATTATAGAGAGAAGTAAATGACTGCTACCTCACAAAAATTTGACACATTAGACGGGTTAGTTGTTACTGGCTCAATGGAGGTTGGTGCCAATTTAGCAGTTGACACCAATGTCTTATTCGTTGATACCGTAAACAATCGGGTCGGCATAAACGATTCATCACCATCATATCCGCTTGATGTAGTTGGCACTGCACAAATTACAGGTGGCTTATATATTGGCACCAATATTACTCACGTCGGCGACACTGATACCACGATCGGATTCTCGAACAATCAAATTGATATTACAGCTGGCAATGCAAATATAGCAAGTGCTAATACTACTATGCTATCAATTAATGCTGGTGATGGTATACAAGTAAGAGGTGTTAGTCCTACTAGTACATTTGCTACAAATACAGAAAAAGCTGATGGCGGCATTGGTGTTAATTCTATAAACACATCAATGATACTATCACAAGATGATACTGCCACTGGTATTATTTTTGGTGCTTTGACGAACGATGATGTACCAGATCCTAATTTTGGTGGTACTTGGTCAAGCACATCAGCTGATGAAATATCGATAATTATTGGTGATCGAAGACGGGCATATTTTGATAACGACGGTCTTCATTTTTCTAACCTCTCGGCATCTGATAACACAATTGATGGTGTTGATAATGTAGAGATTCTTAGTAGTATTACTCATAGCGGCGATGTTGCAACAAAATTAGAATTTGATGCTACTGCATCTATAAGATTGGTATCAAATGGATCTGAAAGATTAAAAGTTAATGCTACACAAACATATATTAGTGGTGATTTAGATGTAACAACTGACATCATGGCGCGCCGTATTCAAGTAGAAGATTATTTTAAGGAAACTGTAGTAGCTGCATCAACAGGAAATTCAGTAAACATAAACGTAAATTCTGGTTCGGTATATACATTTACGCCAAATGCTAACTATTCGGTTGATTTTACAAATTTCCCAACGGCAGCTGGTGAAGCTGCAGCGTTTACTTTAGTCATAGATAACAATGGCACCGCAAGAGAAGCTACGTGGCCAGGGGAACTAGAAGGAGATGCTATATATTGGGCAGAATCAGTAGAACCTCCATCGTCATCTGGAATTGACATATATAATTTTGTAGTAATTGCTGGTAAAATATATGGTTCATTATCAATTCGAAATGCTGGTTGGGCACAGTAATAAAGAGGATGTAATATGCCAATAGGAGGCGGAAAAAGTTTTCTAGATAGAACGTGGGCTGCCACTTTTTCTGAAACTAGATATAAAGAAGCAACGTCAGGTACAACTGATGCTACTCCTATCTCTATTCCTTATGGTCGTCAAATCATTGAGATTGAGGCTAGAGGTGGTGGTGCTAGTGCTCCAACATTAAAAGCAGCATATAGTACAACTAAAGCAGTTTATCAAACTAATGCAATTACTAATTATCCATCACGATTGCAGAAGGCTGCCTATCAGAATCAAACAAACTATCCTTCTAGATTACAGAAAGCTGCTTATCAGATTCAAACCAATTTTCCTTCTCGGTTGCAAAAATCTGCTTACCAAAATCAAACTAATTATCCTTCTCGGTTGCAAAAAGCTGCCTATCAGAATCAAACCAATTATCCTTCTCGGTTGCAAAAATCTGCTTACCAAAATCAAACTAATTATCCTAGTAGACAGCAGAAGGCCGCCTATAGTGTTATCACTAATTACCCTAGTAGAGAACAAAAAGCTGCTTACCAAAATCAAACCGATTATCCTAGCAGACAGGTGAAAGCTGCCTATAGTGTTATCACTAATTATCCTAGTAGAGAACAAAAAGCTGCTTACCAAAATCAAACGGATTACCCTAGTAGACAGCAGAAGGCCGCTTACCAAAATCAAACCGATTATCCTAGTAGACAACAAAAGGCCGCCTATAGTGTTATCACTAATTACCCTAGCAGACAGCAAAAAGCTGCTTACCAAAATCAAACGGATTATCCTAGTAGACAGGTGAAAGCTGCCTATAGTGTTATCACTAATTACCCTAGCAGACAGGCGAAGGCTGCCTATAGTGTTATCACTAATTATCCTGGCAGACTGCAAAAATCTGCCTATAGTGTTATCACTAATTATCCTAGTAGACAGCAGAAGGCTGCCTATCAAAATCAAACCGATTATCCTAGTAGACAGGTGAAAGCTGCCTATCAAGATCAAACAGATTATCCTAGTAGACAGGTGAAAGGTGCCTATAGTGTTATCACTAATTACCCTAGCAGACAGCAAAAGGGTGCTTATTCTAATGTTGCTAACTTCCCAGCAAGGACCACTTCTTTTACTCAAGCAGCTTATTCTTCAGGTTATACTTTCGGGCAGGTATTTTTTCCGACCTATCAAACATTTACTGCTACAGCGTATTACCCGTCGCGAGTTGTATATTCGGGAAAAGCTGCTTATTCACAAACAACAAACTATCCTGCTAGAAATAATCCAGCATACCAAAATCAAACAGATTATCCTGCTAGAAATCAAGCAGCATATTCAGTTGTAACAACCTATCCTGCTAGAAACAAAGCAGCATATTCGGTTATAACAAACTATCCTGCTAGAAATAATCCAGCATACCAAAATCAAACTGATTATCCTGCTAGAAATAATCCAGCATACCAAAATCAAACTGATTATCCTGCTAGAAATAATCCAGCATACCAAAATCAAACAGATTATCCTGCTAGAAATCAAGCAGCATATTCTGTTGTAACAAATTATCCTGCTAGAAATAATCCAGCATACCAAAATCAAACTGATTATCCTGTTAGAAATAATCCAGCATATTCGGTTGTAACAAACTATCCGTTGCGTAATAATCCAGCATATTCAGTTGTAACAAACTATCCTGTTAGAAACAATCCGGCATATCAAAATCAAACAGATTATCCTGCTAGAAATCAAGCAGCATATTCTGTTGTAACAAATTATCCATTGCGTAATAATCCAGCTTATTCGGTTGTAACAAACTATCCTGTTAGAAACAATCCGGCTTATTCTGTTGTAACAAACTATCCATCACGTAATCAGCCGGCTTATTCAGTTGTAACAAATTATCCATTGCGTAATAATCCAGCATATGCGGTTGCAACATATTATCCATTGCGTAATAATCCAGCATATTCTGTTGTAACAAACTATCCTGCTAGAAATAATCCAGCATACCAAGTTGTAACAAATTATCCATCACGCAATCAGCCGGCATATTCGGTAACTAATGTTACTAATTATCCTTCTCGTGTAACTAATTATCCAGCAAGAACTACACTCGGGCTTGCTGGTGATGACACAACAGTTCAATGGACAACTCCTGATGGTACTCCTGTTAGTGTAACTGCGCCGGGTGCTGCACCTAATGTTACAAATTATGTTACGGCTGCAGCAACAGCAACATATGTACAAATTACTAATCCAAATGAAGTCGATGGTATAGATGGTACAGACTTATCGGTAAGTGTTGGTAATTCCCCAGCTGGTAATAATAATGCTACTAATAGAGGATATATAAATATAAAATACAGTGGTTAACAAGGTAATTATATTATGCATGAAATTGAGAAGTTGACTCCCGGTCATAATCTCCAGCGATTTGGTGTTTATGAAAATGTATTTGATGAAGATGAAATTAATAAAATTAGATTTTTTAAAAAAATTATTAATTTCGAATCTGGTGAAACATATTCTGAACGATCTGAAGGTAAAAAAGTACCTGATTCTACAGATAAAGTTCGGGATTGCAAAGTAGCAAGCCTTCATAGAGAACAAAATACAAATATAGTCTATGAAAAAATTGGTCATTTAGTTGGCAGAGCTAACTATGATCATTTTCTTTATCCAATTATAGGTATGGAAGATATTCAATATGTTATCTACGACGGGCCAGGCACTAAATATGATCCACATACAGACGTTCTATTACAAGGCTATAGACCAAAAGATAGAAGAATTTCTGGTATTGTTATGCTATCTGATCCTGAAGACTATGAAGGTGGTGAATTAACTATAGATTTAGATGGAAATGGCCATTTATATCCAATTGAATTGAAGAAAGGTGCTGTCGTGTTTTTTGACAGTCATATGTTACACCAAGTTACTCCACTTATATCTGGCAATAGAGAAACGCTAGTGTTTTGGGTTTGGGGAGATAGTCAAATATAATGTTTTTTAATAACGATAAAATTGAATTTATTATTGAACCAGAATTGCATGAAGTTTTACCTGAGCCAGTACCTGCAAATAAACACATTCCGGAATGGTTTAGAAAGATTCCTTTAAAAACTGAGCAAAGAACGAATACTATGCCGGGTGCCACGGCAAAAAAATGTTTGCCTATGTTGGATGCTATGACGCTTGGTTATATTGTGCCTCTTCAAGGCGATGTTCATGTTATTACTAATGACGATTGTAGTGTATTATCTGCAGAACATATGCAAGATAGTACTTTACCATTTGTTGAAAGACATTCGTTTAGTCAACTTAAATCAACTGGTTGGAAAACTGGAAAACAAGATCCTTTAAAGTTTATAAATTATTATGGAATTAAAACTCCGCCTGGATGGTCGTGTTTATTTCAACCACTACCTAGTGTCTGGAATTTACCATATACAGTTTTAAGTGGTGTTGTTGATACTGATCAATATCATAGTCCAGTTAATTTTCCAGTAATTTGGCATCAACCAAATTTTGATGATACACTACTCGCAGGTATGCCATTAGTACATGTCGTGCCATTTAAAAGACAAAAGCATAAACACATTATTAGACCTATGAATGAAAAAGAATGCAAACAGCGAGATAAACTTAATGTTGCAAATCGAACACGATTAGGAACTTATACAAAAGAATTGCGTGAAATAAGATGATTGAAAATAATGTAGAATTTTATGATATGGATGGCACATATTATAAATTGCATCCAATTCAAAAAGCGCGAACCTTTAATGCCTGTCCTCATAAAGCCGTGCAAAAAGAAAAATTTGGGAAAGAAAAATTTAATGATTGCCCCGGTATTGTAGATTATAAAAATCTAGGATGGATTTTGACAGCGTGGGATGAGATTCAGGTATTTAATGATGGTCCAAATACGATGGCATATGTAATGTCTAGAGATAAATCTGGAAATGAATCACATAAACCATTAGGTAATCAAGTATGTGGTCCTATGAGTGAAGAAATAGCTACAGGTATACCTGATCAAAACTGCGCAGCTAACCCATTACATTTAACAACCCCTTGGATGGTGAAGGCAAAAAATATTTCATTATTAATTATGCCTCCTCATTATCATTCGAATATAGTAGAGAAGTTATACATTTACCCTGGCGTAGTTGATTATTCAGAGAGATTTACTACACTCAATATTATTTTTAAGCCAAAAGAAAAAGGCAGTTTTACAATCAAAGCCGGTGAACCTTTAGTGCATATTATACCATTTAAGAAAGAAACATACAATGGTTTTTATGGTCCAATGGTAGAAAAACGAGAAGCTAGATCTCGAGGATTCGCGAGTGTAGCTCAATGGTATAGAAAATATTGCATGCGAAAAAGCAATTATACATTAGAAGAGAAACAATAATGTTTGCAAAAGAACAATTCGAAAAAGATTTTGAAGAAATTTATTTTAATGATAAGCTTATTGTTTTAAATAATTTTATAAGAGAAGAAGAGTGTTGTCATCTCGGTACAATTGGTGATTTTAAAAAATTAATATTATTTAAAGAAGACCAATTTACTTATTATTTTGTAACTGCACTATCTAAGATGCAAACAGATGAAATTCAATCTACTACAAATAGAATTCTAGAGGATTATAAAAATAATCCTCAATTTACTCCGCTTACTACAAAAAATCCTGATAGTGTAGAATTTGATGATCAAAATCAAAAATCAGAAATATATCAAGATTTTATTAATTATTGTAAATTGTCATTAGAATATATTGAAAAAAATAATCAAACAATGATGATTAATAAATTTGAAATTTTTAACAATCATGTCTATGAACTGTTACAATTTTTATTAAACCAATTTTATTGTAATCTTGAATATTATGGAGTCTGGCCTGTACGACCTGTTCATACGAGTGGTTGTATTCAAGCTTATTATCATCCGTCAAAAGATGCCGATAAACATTTACCATGTGCTAAAACGTGGAGTAATTTTTTTCTAGGTGTAGATGAATCATTTAAAATTATTGTTTATAAAAATAGATGTTCTGCATTATGCGATCATAGTTTTCCAGAAGATTGGGATGTTAGAGATTATCAAGTTTTTTTTGATAAATTAGAGATAGAACAAGAAATTACAGTAAACAAAGGTGATATTGTTTATATTCCTGCTCATCAATACTACAGCATTGAACCACTTGGCGAAGCTTTGTTTTTTAATATACCTTTAATTCTAAAAGGTCCATATGCTACACACGGCATACAGGAAAAACCATGATTGAAAGAATTGATATATTTGTCGATAGTATTTTTAAAATGGTTTTTGATGATGTCAATTCTGAAGAAATTGTTAAATTTATGGATTATATTTGTAGTCAAGATGAGGGGAGGGATTTATCAAATATTGGAGGCTGGCAACGAGAATATAATATAAATGAAAATAAACATATAGATAATTTAATTGGTCGTATTAACGAAGCTGCCAATCAAATATGTAGAGATGCTTATGAATCTGATGTAAATGTAAAAGTTGATAATTTATGGATGAACATTAATTTCCAACATTGTTACAATATGCACCATTCTCATCCTGGCCCAACATGTGTTTTATCTGGTTGTTATTATCCAAGAAATGTAGAGCAAGAACAAGGTGAAATTATGTTTATTAGAAAAGGTGATTATTCATGGGCATTACAAAATGGCTCATTAGGCGATGATTTATGCAATCCATTAATAACAACCGATCATTTTGAACCAATCACCGAAAAAAACACATGTTTATTTTTTCCTAATCATATGACACATGGCGTATTAATAAATCAAATAGAAAAACCTCGTTATTCGATCGCTTTTAATATAGTACGGTTCGAATAATTATAAATAAAAGTAAAACGAGGACGTTTCTCTCATGGCCCGTACCGAAGATTTAACCATAGTCGAAGGTGCTGACGCTACTATTAAAGTATTCATTGTTGACACAAATGGCGCAGCTAAAGACATTAATAATAAATTGTTTAGTGGAGGAATGAAGAAAACTTATTCTGATCCTACCACTATTTCATTCAGCACTGCTGTTGTAGACGCCAACGGTGGTGTAATTCAATTGAGTTTGAACTCGACACAGACTAGTACACTCGATACCAGTGTGAGATATGTATATGACGTTGTTATGTACGAATCAGGAAATACAAATATAGAAAGAATTATGGATGGTAAAGTGTTTATTAAACCTAGCGTTACAATTTTAGGGAGTTAGTAAATGGCGATCATTCTACGTGCAGATGATGATGCTCTTACACACACTGAGCTTGACGCAAACTTCACATCTCTTTTACCAACAACTAACGGCCAATTAGTAATTGGTGATACTGGAAACGCAAGAAGTCCGACTATTGGTACTCTCACGCCAGGAAATGGTATTGATATTACTAATGGTGCAGGATCTATTACAATCACAGCAGAAACTGCTAATACTACCAATGCCGGCGTAGTTGAGTTAGCCACCATCGCTGAAACAAATACTGGTACTGATGCTACTCGAGCAGTAACGCCTGATAGTCTCGATGGTTGGACAGGATCAACCAACGTAGCAACACTTGGTACTATAACATCTGGTACATGGCAAGGTAGTGTTATTGCTTCTGCTTATTTGGATGCTGATACCGCACATCTTTCGACTACACAGACGTTTAGCGGTGCAAAAACATTTAGTGCAGTTACTACAATTTCCAATGCAACTGCGTCTAGCAATACTAGCACAGGCGCTTTAAAAGTCACGGGCGGTGTTGGTATTCAAGGTGCGCTGTATGCCACGTCTAAGTCATTCGACATTCCACATCCTACTAAAGAAGGCATGGGATTACGTCATGGATCATTAGAGGGACCAGAATTTGGTGTGTATGTGCGAGGTAAAACTACAGAACAAGTTATCGACTTGCCAGATTATTGGGTAGGCCTTGTAGATGAATCAACAATCACAGTACAATTAACTGCGATCGGCCATCCTCAACATTTATGGGTTAAGAAAATAGAAAATAATCAAGTTCATATTCGTAGCGTAGATCAAGTTAATTGTTACTATCACATCTTCGCAGAGCGCAAAGACATCGATAAGTTAGAGGTGGAATATGAATGAGTGTGCAATTTGTCATTGTGAATGCGAAGATATTTGTTGTTCACAAGAATGTCATGAAGAATTAGAAAGATTGAATACGGCAGTAAATCAGGATGACGACTGATGTCCGTAAAATTTGGAACAACTTCTAATTTAAGAGCTCTTCGAAAAATTGGTTCAGACATGGAAAGAGAGGGTACTCAACAAAATACCATGACTTTTACCTTTCCTACTGGATGGCAAGCCGGCGACTTGGCCATTATTAGTGCATGGTGGGATTCATCAATTACCATTAGTACACCAACAGGATGGACAAGTATAGTAACAAATGAAGATGGATCAGAATATCCTGAAGGACAAACATTCTATAGAATTTTGCAATCAGGTGATAGTGGTTCAGTAAGTGTTGTTTCAAGCTTAGCCGATTACTATTCTGGTGTTATTCATATTTTTAGAGGCAATGCTCCAATATCATCTGTGACAATAGGTAACACTGCTTTTGCAGATGGTCCAAGCTCTTTAAATTCTACAATAGCCGCCGATTCTCCAGCTACAGTATCAGCAAATACAGTACGCCTTAAATTATATTTTTTAACAGGTAGGCAACAAACAACTTATATTCAAAATCCAATACCAACATTTACTCCAAATGATTGGACTGAATATTACGACGGCGAAAACAAAGTTACTTTGGATAATATGGATTGGTCATATAAAATATTATTGCCGGGTACTTTAGACGCCAGTAATCAGGTTACAACAAATGATACAGGGAGGCAAGGACATCATTTAGCGTCCTTGACACTGAGCTAATGGCAATTCCACAAAAATTTCTTCGTTGTCTTGTCGATGCTCGTAACTCAAAAAGTTATCCGGGCACAGGCACAGTATGGACTGATATATCAGGATATAATAATAACTTCAATCTCGCGAATGTAACTTATAATTCTGCTGGATATTTTACTTTTAATGGAAGTACAAGTAGTGGTACGATGACACCATCTACACCAAATGGTTTCGGAGTTGATAATAGACAATCTACTGTTAGTGTTTTATGTAGACCGACTTTAAATACCGCTGCAAATAAGCCTATCATTACCGACAACTATGGACCAGAGTGGGGCATATGGTACGATGGTGATGAATTTAGATCATATGTTTATGGCGGATCCGCTGCACAGGCACATTCTATCAATGGTTGGGCTAATGTTACGATGGTGGTTGATTATGTTGCAAGACCACCATTAACTTATACTGTGACTGGTGGTTCACACACTTCTGGAACAACAACTCTAAATGTCACTCACAATGGTAATTTTATTTATAACGCGTCTGGGCCATTAAATGATAGAATTACCGTATCAGGTCTATCACCTTCAGGCTATAACGGAACTTTTGCTTTAACTGGTGCAACGACCAGTACTATATCATATGCTCAATCAGATCCCGGTACATTTGTTTCAGGAGGTACCGCTACCACCAAAGTAGGCAATTATAGATTTAAACAATATTTAAATGGTGTAGCTACAACTGATGCTACAGGCTCAGTAGGAAATGGATGTGATGATTGGCCTATTACTATCGGTTTTGATTCGCAAAGTGGCTCACCTGTTAATTATTTTACTGGTGATATTGCATGGATTGGTATATGGCAAGAAGCATTGAGTGCTGCTGAAGTAAATGATATTTACAACGCTCTTCGAGGTAGAATGTAATGTCTATAAAAAATAGTATAGTTACAAATGGATTGACATTCTATTATGATATGTTTAATGATAAAAGTTTTCGAGGTGCGCCTACTACAAATATCGAAGAAAACGGTAATGCTGATCGTAATATGACGCAGTCCGATGCCTTTTCTAGCTATAGTGGAACGGTATCAGGCGGCAGATGGGCCCTAAATCATCATGATGCTATTAAAGTTTACAATAGAGCCGGCTCTAATATTTCATCTAAAATTAATAGTGGTGTACAAAATTACAAAAACACATATCATGGTATTTGGACATACGAAGAAGAATTAGGCTATCCGGTCGTTACGATGAGAGACATTGGTGACGGATCATGGATGTATGCTGGTTTTGGTATAGATGGCAGCTACAATACTCCAGCCAAATGTGGTTTAGGTTTAGGTGATAATTACGTTATATCATGGGATCAATGGACTACAAATACGAGTAAATCAGCTAACTGTGGATTGTATGGTCAAAATACGACAGGAACACAAAACAATTTTCACGATGGATTATCTAATAGTTCCGGAACTGGTAAAAAATATAACACAAGAACACATACATGGGAAAGATTGTGGTGTATATTTACAATAGGTGCAAATCGTGGTTTGAACGCCACATGGAGCCAATATAATTATGGTCATTATGGCGGAAGAGGTATAACAAAAGTTGCTAATTGGCAGCTCGAAGTAGGTAATACTCCATCTAAATATGTTATACCTAAGACAGCAACTAGTACTCAAACTAGAAGTAATACAGAATCTATAGTTGATTTAGCACCTAATCCTGCTGCTATTACACAGACTAATTTGACATATTCTATTGCAAATACGACTGATTTGCAATTACCAGAAAGATTTTCTTTTACGAATAGTACGTCACGTTTAGACATCGAATCATCTGCGCTTTCTGCTCAGGCTTCGTCTGGTACATGGACAATTGATATATGGTTAAAAAGAACAGCATTGAGTAGTGGTGATATCGACACATTTCTACAAACAGGTTCAGCAAATAATTTTCTTTGGTATTTTAGACAAACTACTGGCAATATAGAATTTGAAAATACTGCTAAAGTTACGTGGAGTTTTACACCTACGACTGATGTCTATTATCACTTTGTAGCAACAGGATCTGGAGGATCTGTAGAAGTCTTTATAAATGGGGTTTCTCTCGGCACGCGTGCAACAACATCTACTTTTTCGATTGCATATGCAAATGGAATTTGTGTAGGTCAAGAATTAGATAGCAACTCAGCGACTCCTTCTGTTGATCCTAATCAAAGATTTCAAGGAGAAATACCTTCTATGAAATTTTATAATAGAGTTTTATCAGACACAGAAATACTACAAAACTTTAATGCATCTCGTGGAAATTACGGCGTATAAATAACTATACACATAGGAAGATTAAATGGCCACTACTGACCGCGATCTATTAATTACTCCAAATGATGGCAACGCTAGCAATGATCCAAAGATCGAATTTAAAAGCGGCGGAACATCGGGAGATCCAATTACATTATCTGTAACAGATGATGGAACAACTACTACGCTCGATTTTAGTGGGTCGGCTGGCCAATTATTTTCAATTGCAAATGATTTGAGCGGTACAATTTTTGCTGCAGCTGATGGTTCTGGTGTACCAATAATTGAAGCAGATGCTGATGGCACCGTCCGGTTTGCTCCGTTTGGTGGTACAATTGAGGCTGGTGCACCTTTTAGAGAAAAAATAATTACATCATCTGGTACAACAGCAGCATTAGATTTATCGGCCGGATCAGTTTTCTGGCATGTAGCTGGAGCAGGTACAACTACTTTTAGTTTTTCTAATGGTCCAGCATCAGGATATTCACAAACAATTACTGTTATACATCAACAAGATAATACAGGTAGTCGAGCTGCATCTTGGCCTGGAGCTTTATATTGGGCAGAAAATGTAGAACCACCCGAATCTACTGGTGCCAGTGCTATAGATGTTTATACAATTAGTATTATAAATAATGCTGGGACGACTTATTATTGGGGTTCTCTGAGCATTAGAAACGCAAGTTAAAAATTGATTCTTATAAATAATGGAGTAGATAATGACTACGGGTAAAGATAAAACATTAGCCGAAAAATTAAAAGGCGCTGGTTTATCTGGTGTTCTAGAGGTTAAGAAAGCCGACGGCACTGTAGCTAAACTTTATTTAAAGCAAAAAAACTCAACAGGAGATAGTTTAAATGGCGACATTAACACATCCAACAGCAACCAGGGACGCAATCACTAATACTGTCGTCGACCTTATTGACGGTGGCGCTTCAGCTGGAACGCTTGTATTCTTGACCGCTGCAGATGCAACGGTTGCAACTCTTACTTTTAGTGATCCTGCTTTCGATGCGTCGGGTTCAGGCGGTGGTAACCCTGCTGGTGTAGCCACGGCTAACGCCATCACTGCTAATACGAACTGTAACGAAGGAACAATTACTAAGTTTGAGGTTCGTGATTCGAACGCAGCAGTAGTTTTCCAAGGCGATGTATCTGACGATAACACTGGTACTGGTTCTATTCAGCTGTCATCTACAGCGATTGGTTCTGGTGACACATTGTCAGTAAGCTCACTTACTTACACCGCTCCAGCTTAATAGTATGAATCTCTTGGGTAACTACATATTCAGTTACCCACATGGTAAACTGAAAAGCAAACAGACCTACGGGTCTGTTTGTTATGCATGGGAGATGATCGGTGAGTGATTTAACACGTGTTATATACGTCGACGATGGTACCCCAGCCAGTAGCGATTTATATGTTACTCCTCACGGCTACGTAGAAAAATCAGAAGAAGCCGGTCACGGCTTCGTTGGCATAACCAATGCATCCACTTCAGGTGTCGGCGAAAGACAGGTTAAGCGAACGGCAGGTGTCTTAGGTATTACCAATGGATCTACTTCAGGCATTGGCGAACGCACAGTCAAATCCACATCAGGTTCGTTAACTGCTTCTACTGGTCCTTCAGTATCATCACCGGGCGAACGCAGTGTAGTATCATATAGTACCGCTGTTGTAGCAACTACTCCTCCATCATCGTCTGGTATCGGCGAACGGCAAATTGATCAAACTTCAGGTTCTTTAGCTCAAGCTGGTAATGCAAGTTTATCATCAACTGGCGAGAGGCAAGTTAAACGAACAGCTGGTGTTGGCGGTATAGCTAATGGATCTACATCTGGTGTAGGTGAAAGACAAGTTAAGCGAACGGCTGGTGTCTTAGGTATTGCCAATGGATCTACATCTGGTGTCGGTGAAAGACAGGTTAAAAGAACTGCTGGTATCTTAGGTATTGCTAGCGGATCAACATCAGGTATTGTTGAAAGACAAGTTAAACGGACTGCTGGTGTCTTAGGTATTGCCAATGGATCTACTTCAGGTGTAGGTGAAAGACAAGTTAAACGGACTGCTGGTGTCTTAGGTATTGCCAATGGATCTACTTCAGGTGTAGGTGAACGGCAAATCGATCAAACCTCAGGTTCTTTAGCTCAAGCTGGTGATGCCAGTTCATCGGGTATTGGTGAAAGACAGGTTAAAAGAACTGCTGGTGTCTTAGGTATTACCAATGGATCTACTTCTGGTATTGGTGAACGTCAGATAGATCAAACGTCTGGTTCTTTGGCGCAAGTTGGTAATGCTAGTTTATCTGGCGTCAGTGAACGCACAATTACTCAGACTGCCGATAATTTACCAGCGAAAAGTAATCATACACTTGTAGGTATCGGCGAACGGCAAATAGTTTCTACTTCTGGTTCACTAACGGCATCTACAGTTGGC